GCGATCTCTTCCGACATAACCTGATTGAGGTTCCCGGCGTAGTATTCCATGACACCACGCGGACCGCCTTCCTTCTTGTCGCCGCCGAATAGCTCGGGCGCGTTGATCGACAGCACCGTGTCCACGGTAAGCGGACCAGCGTTTTTGACCGTCTGCAACAGTTTCTCTTTGACTGTGATTCCGTTGATGGCATCGAGAGGGCCGTGGCAAATTCCGTAGTGGATCGACATGTGATAATCGACTACGGGGGCCTCTGGTGGTCCTTTTTTGCTACTCATTTTCAGCTTCCTCAGCGATGCGTTTCTTGGCTTGAGCGATTGCCGCTCTCATGTTGTCGTCGTCGATATGTTCAACGTCTGCGATGTCGATGCCCTCGCGCACAAATTTACGGAAGTCGATACCTTCAACTTCGCAAATGCTCTTGACGCCGGACAAACAAATTCCGAGCGTCCGAGGGTCTTGTATCGTCATCCTCATTTCTTCGACTTCCCGGGGTTGATGCGTCTCTCTGCATGACCCTTATTGCCGAACCAGAGAATGTTCAAGCCCTTGATAGTGATCGTACCGAACGGGACGGGGATCGGCTTCCCGGCTTCTGCTACCGGATCGTCGATGTCTTCCACCTCGGGGGGCTTCTCTTTTTTCGGTTTCGGAGCGAGCAGATACGCAATGACGTTCAAAGCGATACCGATCAGCAGTTGGACGAAGAATGGCATAGTGCGACCTTATGAGAATGGGTTTTTTCGGATGGGGCTTCTCAGTGGAATCCATGGCTGCCCGCCGAAGTTCTGTGAATTATTGTGAATCGTTCCGCAGTCCGTCAAGTTGTGCTTGCAGCCCAGAGAGACTTCCACGAACGCTCCGATGGCGAGCCCAGTCGTTGGCCCGTTCAATACGATCTGCTCCAAGTTGTCGGTCCGCAAAATTGTCCGGTACTCTCGACCGTAGATGCCACCCCATTCGACGACTCCGCCGACGTAATCAGATACCGTCTCGCTGGTCCAACCAGTGGCGAAATTAAGTCGCGTGGAAGTCAAGGACTGGATGGGTACTGAGATCGTTGCAGCGCCCTTGTCGGCTCCACAGGCCGTACCATAGAGCGCGTGAGGGCACACCAACTGGTAGTTCCGGCGCAGGCCGTTGCGCTTCATTGATCTGGCTGTCGGCTCGCACGTGTAGACGGCGATGTCCTCTTCCCGGTCGGCACCAAGGATACGTCCCGTCCAGATGACCAGAAACTCTTCGTCCGGGTCATTCAAGTGTCCGTGCCGGATCGTTGCGATAACCGGCTGGCTCGGCGGGTACAGGTTGAAGAGCTTGAACAGTTCTGACTCACGATCTGTGCGAATACGCATCGTCGTTTTGTCGAGGTTGCCATTGGTCTTGTAGTTGTCCCGCTCGATAGGAACAGCCCGATACGTGATGCCTTGATGCGTCACGTCATACTCAGCGTCCGTGAAAGCGTAGAACGCATCTGTGGCGGTGCCATACTCGAAATAGAAAAGTTCGACCGGGACGCCTTCTGCTTGGCTGGTCTCTTTGGCTGCAAACGTCATCGTCGGCTAGTCCTTTGCCACGGTGTAAAAATTGAGTTTCATGTCCGACACGGTGTTGGTCAGAAATTCGACAGTGAGGGAGTCAGCACCAAAACGCGTGAAGTAGAGCCACGACACGTCAGTGATTTCGTCCAACGGCACAGTGGCCGGGAACGGATCAGTGACCTGAATAGTGGTGTGGTCGACTCCCCCATCGTCTTGAAGATAGATCAAATCGACTTCGCGGTAAAGTTTTGTGCCGTCCGCAAGGTTAATAACGATGCCCCGATGGATGGGGCTGTCGGCGACTCTACCAAACAGTTCGTCGCCTTCGACTTGAATGCTGTTGCCGTTGAGAACGATGCCTTGCCGGAGAACCATGTCGGATGTCCACGACGGCATGTAGAACTGACCCTGTCTTCCGCGCTGCCGCATGAAGAAGCCGATCAGTTCTTCGGTCGTTTCGGGGGCAAGCCCGCTATACTTCAACTTCGTCTTGCGAGTGGGGTATGCGTAGTTCTCAAAGAGCCTGTCAACGCCTCTATCGAAGTCAACCACATCTCGACCGGCCTCAATTGTGATCTCCACACCGGCCTCGTAATTGGGCTTACGCGTGAATACCTCAGTGCCATTCAAGAACGTGTCGGCGACTGGGACTGGTGGACGAATGATGTCGCCGGGAATAGCATCGAACCGAACCGGGATTCTTCCGACAGTGTTCGTCAGCATATTGATCGTCACATCTTTGCGGAACCGGCACGAGAGCGCTGGCCGGATAAACGTTCCAGCAAGGAAATCGTTCTCGCCCTGACCGGCGAAGGTGATGGTGTTGCCCAAAACGCTTTCGACGACTCTTGTCTCACGGTTTTCTTTGGTGCTGATTACGACTGTCAGATCGGGGACAAGCCAGTATGGCGTTTCGTCCACCGTGACCGTCAAAGTGCTGGCCGGGAGATCGAGCGTTGTCGTCAATTTCCGGGAGTAATCTTGCACGAGGATTTTGTTGTTCTGCGAGCCCAAAACCAAATGCGAGAAATCGCGCATCTGTTGATCTGTCTCAAGCATGCTGAACTCAACACCGATACGCGGATGCTCTCGGGTCGCACGACGTTGCTCGCGCCCGTTGTCTACAGTCAGGATGTCGGTCTTGTACTCGAAGATCATCGTGTACGGATTATCCCAATTGGGGTCGAACCGAGACAACGTTGCTCTCGAACCGGAGACACGCAGGGTTGGGTTGTCTGTAGGGAAGTTGAACGTGTAGAGCGCGTCTATGAGGGCAGGACCGGCCAATTCCGCAGTCAGGTTGTAGAGCCGCACGGCAGTCGGCCTGAATACGACAGGCGGAACCGCGCCGACCAGAACCAATCCGTCCGTGTTCACCTCAGTGATCGAAGCCATGGTCTGTGGCGTCAAGTACGCGTTGAAGATATAGAACTGGTTCGTCGTCTCGTTACCCACGGCACCGAAATCGATCACGGTCGGGAGAACGTAGATGACGTTGTAGTAGTCGTCGAAGAACGAGCAGACGTAGGCCCCGGAAAAGTTTTGTGTCAGCAGCGTCACCGGAAATTCGTTCGTGAAGTTGCCCGAAATCACTATGTCGGAATCCCAAAGGGCTCGCGCACCGGCACTGTACCCGTTCGTATTTCCAACGAATTGATCTGTCGGTCGGTTGGCCGCGATCTGACCATCAACAAAAGCGCCTGCGGGCATTCAATCAACCTTCCAAGTATGCGAGACCCAAGTAGTAGCTCAACTCTTCGTTCAAGTATCTGTTTGGTGCCACTGCATCTCGAGTCCCGTTGAAAAAGTTCGTTCTCCTGAACTCCGCGAAGACGCGCCACGTGTCGGCACCGACAACAATTGATGTGTCAGTATCAAGGTCTTGCATATTTACGAGACGAACGCCATGGGGTTTACCAATCGGACGCAATCGTACCGTGGTTCCTGCACCCTCGGTGAGGTACAGATTTGGTGGCACGAGGACGTTTTGTCCGGCAAAAGCAGACTTGGCTTGGTGTACGTGAACAGTGTTGATGCCATCCATGTTCCCACCCAACACATTGTTGGTAGTGAGCCCCTGTTGCGCATTGACGATGCTGGTACTCTGGTCGCCGAGACGAGCCCAGTCTGGATCGATTCGGTCGATGTGTTGGATGTCCACACCGCCGCCACCGGGGCGAATGGTGCTGTCGATGCACCGCGCCCCGAACAGGTATCGGTTGCTTGGATACTTCCAATCCGGGTAAGTCGTGCTTCCATACGTGTAGTCAAACTGGTTCGACGACAAGATTCCTTCGGATGTGTAGTTTCCGATTTTCTCCATGTGGCCGAGATAGAAGTGTCGATAGGCGTTGAACCCAAACTCCACCACGCCCGCAACAAAATCATCTGGCGTAGCGCCTGTGAATAGGTGCAGCTTGGTTGGCGGGGTATCGGCAGGGACGCCGGTTGCGGTGCCGTTCAAATACGGGCCGCGAAATTCCGTGTACCTCGTGTTGTCGGTCGTGTCTTCGAGTCTAAAAGACTTTTCGGAAGTCGTGTCTATCGACGATAGGATGACTGTCATCCCGCCCGGGAGCGTGATCGTGTCAGTTCCGTTGTTGGTCCAACCGGCTGTGTTGACCGCAGCGACTACGAGCGCAGCGATTTCACCCATGGTGTTGATCGTGTGTGTTGAATACGCCATTCGTCTACTCCAATGCCAATGCCCAGTAATCGAACTCGCCTGTGCGAAATACGTTCTGGACAACGAGGTGGTCCACGCCACCGATAGTGATAAGGTTTTCCGCCGAGTTCTGGAATTGTTGGCAGAAGGTTACGCCGTCAAGGACGCCGAAGTTCGTCGGACCGTCTTGACCCGTGAGTTCCATTCTCCACAGCGGGAAGTCGCCGCCGAAGGCCTCACGCATACGTCCGTACAGATACCGTGGCTGATACCAATATTCGTTCACGGCGTCGTTTTCACCTTCGTACTCCCAGAAACCGTTGTGGTTCAGCGGTCCGATAAGCATGTTGGAACTCGCGTCCGTGTAGGCATAGTTTTCCCCGTCAGTCCAAAGACCTGCCGGGTCCAACATCTTCGCAGGGCTGCCAAATCTGGACACGTTCAGTTTGAGTTGAGGGTTCGTGAAGTGCGTGTGACCGTCTGTGGCATCGCGCCAATCTTCGGGGGAGTTTTCCAGATCGAAGTTGCCTGCTGAGCCACCGATGAAAAGCGGGTACGGATATGCGATTGGATCGGAGTAAGGCAGGAAGAGTCCGGCATACGCCGCCTCAAAGACCGTGCTGATCTTGACGACAATGACGAACCGGGAGCCGTTTGCGACGAACCAGTAGGACATCGCTCCGGCGTCCAAGGGGATGTAGACATGCTGTGGCGTTGAATTGACATGCGCGTCGTATGAATCGGAGCCGACAAGAATGCCCGTCGCGCCGGAAATGCGGATGTGATACCTGTCCCCCGGCACATCTTCGAACAAACGCATGCCGATCAAAACTTCCGCCGTGCCCGAAGTTCCCGGACCCTGCAATAGTACGTCAGTCGGATTCGTTCCGATGGTCGTGCCGTTCCAAACTTCGGTCCATTCCTCAGTAGCGGCGACGAGATCGACGTTCGTCTTCAAGAATGTCTGCAACTTCGCGTACAGGTCTGCTGCACTGGTCGCGGTTCCGATTTCAAATGCCATTGTCTTTCTCCTAGCCGCTCAGGGCCGATTGAATTGCGCTCGAATTGACGCGCATGAAGTTCAGGATAGCTTTCTCGCCAGACTTAGTATCAAGTCCCGCAGAAATAAAGCTCCCGCTATCGATAGCGTTAACGACTTTCACGTCTTGCGGCTTCGTAGCCGTGCCACCCTTGCCGCCGCCGTTGAGTACGTTGCGCGGATCGTTCTCTGTCAGAACCTCTTCGTTCTTCTTGAGGATGGTCGCAACTTCGTTCGGACGGAGGCCCGGGAGTCCGCCTTCGTGGAAGCGTTGCGCGTTAGCGAAAACCAGTGGAGATACACGGCGACTCGGGTTGCCGGAACCGATGCGTTCGGAGCCAACGAGTCCGCCTGTATGTCCGGCACCGAAGAGGCTCGTGAAGAACCCGCCAATAGCTCCACCGCCGCCGCCAGCGCCACCGCCACCAAGAGCGCTGAGGATAGCCTGTTGGATAATCATCTGTGCGATCTGGCGCAGGAAGTCCGAAGCGAATTGCAGGAATGCGTTCCGGGCAGCATCGAAAACGTTCTCACCCTTGGCAACAGATTGCGCAAAGCTATCGAAGGCGTTCGTGAGTCCAGTGGCGAACAACTGATCGACACCTTTCCAGCGTTCTGCAACCTGCGTTCCCTGTTTCGCGAGTTGTGCAGTTTTCAGTGCCGTCGTTTCGAGCTTGGCCGCAGCGGCATCCGCAGCAGACCCGCCGATAGCAGTCCACATGTCGCGAGCTTTGTTGGCAGCCTCAGTGATCTTTTCGTTCAGCGCACTGATCTGTTCTTTGGTGCGTTCAACACCTTCTGTATTGCCGCCTTGCTGGAAGATTTTCAACTGTTCCTGCAACTCTTTCCGTTGCTTGACCAGCGCGTTTACTTCCTCATTAGCTTTCTTCGCAGCTTTGACTTCTTCGGTCTCGCCCTTGGCCGCATCTTTGGCCTTCTTCTGGGCGATCTCTTTTTCCGCCAGCGCACGTGTCGTCGCTTCGATCTCAGTCTTCTGCTGAGTCGTCAGGGTCAAGCCCTCTTTCTGCAATTTCAGTTCGGCTTCCCGAAGTGCGGTGGCGACCTGCTGGTCAACCTCGCCTTTGTCAGCGATGGACAATTCGAATTTGCGTTGCGCGTTCTCAGCGTCGATGCCTGCCGTGACAGCGTCCTGTTTTTTCTTCTTGTCGGCAGCCGCTTTCTCAAGTTTCTCCCGGGCGTCCTGCTCGATCTTGAACCGTGCCGCAACATTCTTTTTGATTGTAGCCGCGTCGGCGTCTGGCGCTCTACGGATGCCGAGCAGACTTGACCGGCTCCGTGTAGACTCTGTGACGCCACCGCCACCGTTGCGCTTGCCGCCTTGGTTCCCGCCGAGGATACGGACGTTGCCTTGCTCGTCGAACCCTTGGAAGAATCCCACGTGGCCTTTGGACGGATCATTGCCTCGGCTGAATACCGCGATGTCTCCGACCGCAGGGTTCGCAGAGGAGTCCGATCCGAAGTTCAGGAAGGACCGAGCGAGGTTAGAGCCGGTGCCCTTGATGCCGGACTTGCCGAGCGTGGCGTTGACGAACGCTGCGCACCATGCAGTGACCGAAGGGTCGAGACCTGCACCGCCATCAACCAAATACTTCTGAATTGCGGCTCTACCGCTAGTCTCGTTCAAGCCGAGCAAAGATGCTGCGTTGGCCAGATACTCGGGCGACGATGGGTTGGGTGCCGCTCCGGCTACCGCGTTCAAGCCGCCGAAGTTTCCACCGGACAACTGTGCCCTGCGATCCGCGATTGCTCTCGTGACATTGCCGATCAAACCGGATCGGGCATCGTCGGGACCAAAGGTCAACTGCTGTTCGAAGTTGTTCAACTGAACTGAATCCAGCTTCTGCAACTGCGAGATAAGAGTGGTGATGTCGTTCGTCAATTTGATGATATTATCACCGACTTTGACTGCTGTGTTCCCGAGGCCCTCGCTGAGGTTCTGTCCCGCTTGATCGGTAGAATCTCCGAGCCGGTTCATAGCAGCCGACGCCTTGTCGGTATCTGCTGACAGAGCCACGACGGTATCTTTGGCGAGGCCGATGTTGCCCTCAGCTTTCAATGCGCGATCAGCGACAGCCTGTAGGTCGATAGCGTATTGTTTGACCTTGTCTGCATCAGTGGCCTGCGCGATTTCGTCCAGACCTTTCTTGAAGGTTCCCGCGTCAATGGCTCCATTGACGAATTGAGTCCGCAGAGTACGGATGGCCTCAAATGCGTCTTTACCCGCACGTTCCGTGAAGGCGTCAAGGATTGACCCGCCGTAGGCCTGCCGGTAGGCAGCACCCCGAGAGAAATCGACAAACGTGTTCGCTTCTTTTCGGATCGCAGCGAGGGCTTCTTCTGCTTTGAGCAGCGAGCCTTGCGCTTGCGAAACAGTCAGACCGTCGAGCGCTTTCCTAAACTTGTTGAGATCACCTTCGGCATTGCGGAATGCAGCTTTCACTTTATCCGTCTGTGTCGCCATCTCGTCGAAAGACTTGGTGACTTCACTGCTCTGCGTGGCGAGGTATCCGAGGACCGTCGTGATCGCTGTGATCGCCAGACCGATGCCTGTCGCCGAGAAGACGGCACGGAACGCCAGTCCGAGGCCACGAACGCCAACAGCAGCGGCTCCGGCAGCGCCTGTGCTTGCCCGCATGGCGGCAGTTGTGCCGCGAAGGTTTGCGCCGAAGCCAGCTAGGGCCGGACCGAGGCGACCTGAGAATGCGGTAGCCAAGCGAATGACTGCCCCGGCCAGCTTGACGCCAGCGAATGCAGACATTGCAATAATCAGAACGTCGAAGTTCTCTGCGAGGACGGAGATGATGTCCAGCAATTTACCGAGCGCAGCACTGGCGGTGTCTGAGAACGCACGGAACTTATCGGAGTCCAAAACATTGGCCACGCTATCGGCCAGATCAGCTAGTCCGTCGTCGAGACCACCAGCACCAAACCGTTGCAGGGCGAAGGTTACGCTGTTGAAAAACTTGTCAATTCTGGCGGTGTTTTGAGCCAGCGCTTTGTCCAACTGCGGGCCAGCTTCTTCGGCCAGAACTCTGGCGAAGTCCACCAGTTTCTCGGCACCGATTTCGCCGTCCGTAACCGCCTTGAAGAACTTGTCCACCTCGTCGGCACCAAAGCCTGACGCCTTGGCGAACTTCTGGATAGCGCCGGGGATCGAGTCACCCAACTGCTGCCGTAGCTCTTCCATCTGAACGACGCCCTTCGACGCGATCTGCGTCAAGGCGTTGAATGCTCGACCTGTCTGTGCGGTCGTCAGTTTGTTAACACGTGCGGACGTAGCCAGTCCGAGGAAAATCTGTCTTGTCTTCTCGCCTTCGAGATTGGTGCCCTTCGTGGCAACCGCAAACTTGGTGTATTCTTGCGCCAGCGCACCGAAGTCCAGCGCGAGCCTTTTGGACTCACGACGGATGAAACCAAGTTCCTCTCCGACGAGACGCTGGTCGCCATCGAACACAACGTTCAATCGAGACTGCGCAGCTTCGAGTTCACGGACAGCGTTTCTGGTCTTACCGATCAGGCTAACAACTCCGAAGAGCCCGCCGTAGGCCGCAACCATAGACAGGACTTGTCCTCTTACCCGCTGTAGCGTCCCGAGAGAGCGACGAGTTTCGCCGTTGAGTCTGTTGAACGTCCCGGCCAAACGACCTGTGTTGCCTGCTGCACGGCCCGTAGATGCCGCTACCCGATCAGCCCCTTGCGAAACACGGGCAAGCCCGCGTCCTGCTCTCTCTGCGGCATTCGCCAGAACTTGATTGCTCCGAGCAGCCTGTTCAGACTGCGACCGGATGCGAGCAATGGCCTGTCCAGTCCGAGCTTGGATTTGGACAAACCGTTCTTGGCGGGCGCGAAGAGAATCAGTGTCGGTTGCAGACTGACGAAGTACACCAGAAAGTTGCTGTAGTGCGACACGCTGCGCTTGGTATTCTTTCTTGGCTCGACCGGCGCTGATCTGCGCACGGGCCATCGCTTCGGCGACCTGCCGGGTGGGTGGGCCGATCTTGACGGTCGATGCCGCCGCAGTAGCGACCTGCGCCTGATATGCTTTCCACTCACGCTTGGTTTCCAGAAGAGTCCGACGTTGCTTGTCGAACGCAGCCTGCAATGCCGCACCGGAGCGCGTGGCCAAAGATTGGAGAACTCGGTCGGCCTTACCAGCGGCAGTTGCCAGTTGGTCCATCTCGACCTGAGTTTTGTTCAGGGCTTCTCGTTGGCCGAGCAGCGACTGCTCTACCTTCTCGGAATCACCCCGGAGATTTTTCAGTTGTCTGGCCGCAGCCTTCGACGACCCTTCGGTCTCTTTGTACTCGCGTTGGAGTTCGTCGAGGCGGGTCTTCTGCTTCGTCAGATTGGCGTTGGACTCAGCGAGGTTCTTCGCGAACCGGCTGATCGAAGTTTCGGCTTTCTGCACTGCCGCTTGATTGGCGGAGTACGATCCGTTCAGCGTTTCGAGTTTCGCCTTCTGCCGATCCAGAGCGGTGTTCGATGTCGCAAGCTGTTGGGCCAACCGTTTCGTGGGGTTGACCGTGTTTGTGACTTGGTTGCTCAGCTTCTGATACTTGGCAGCCGCCGCATCGACCGCAGCATTCTGCTTCGTCAAGTTGGCCTGCGTTCTGGTTTCAGCCGTAGCGAGTTTGCCCCGTTCAGCATTAGCCTGACGGAGTGAAGCTGTGAGTTCTTTCTGATTGGCCTGCGCCCGTTTGACGGCAGTAGCCTGTTTCGAAACAGCGGATGCCGCCCGCGTCGTGGACGCTGCCAGCTTCGCGTTTTCTTGCTCGACCTTGGCAGTCTCTTTCGAGAGGCGAGCGGATTCTTTCGTCAGTTCCGTGAGGCTCTTGTCGAGCCGATCAGAAGCCGACGTGGCTCGATCCAGTTGGCGAGTGATGTTCTGGCCGACCGTGAAACCTTTAAGCTGTGAATCGAGTTCCTTGAAGGTCGCACCGAGGCGAGACAGAGTTGAGTCTGTTTCGCCGCCCTGCGCCTTGAGGCCATCTTGTGCTTTGGTGAATTGGTTGACCGCGCCAGTGAGGGACTTGATGACCTTTTCGGCCTCGTCCTTGGCGCGGACAACGAGTTCGACATCTCTGCGAGCCATAAGGGTCTACTCTCCGTTCTGGTCCTGATCGGGAATTTCAGGATCGTTAACCCTAATGTCTAACGACAAGTCTTTAAGTTGTCTATCCAAATTTGTGCCCGCTTTTTTCACGAGGATGGAAGAGACGGCCAATTGGAGTAGTGACGTTTCCGATGCCAGTATTCCATTAACGCGTTCGGTAACAAGCGTGACCTCGTCGAGGACCATCCCGAGCGGATAGTACCGCGCTTCGGGATGACCGTGATCGACTAAGAGACTTACGTCTCGACGGACTCCCCAGACAAACCCTCGAAATCCTGAGATTGGAGGTCTTGCAAAAGGGTCGAGCCGCCCGCCATCGCTTGAATGACCGCCTCTACTAGCTTTTTTACTTCGGCATCGCTGTGGAAGGTGAGTTCCGCAATGGACATCAAAGCGCTTAGTTGAGTCGGACCGGGAAGACGTTCGATGGTTTCAACTTCTTCTGGCTCGTCTGCCGCCAAGGCTATGCCGTGTGCTACGGCTGCCGGGGCAGTCATCAGTGCGAGTTTTGCCATCTCCGCAATGTCGATGTCCTCAAGCCCTCGGTCGCTCTCAGCGAGCTTCCTTTTGCCTTCTGAGAACAGAAGCGCAAGCTGTGGGAAATGGACTGCGGATAGTTGTGAAAGGTCTGAAAGAGAGAGACCCCGAACGTTGAAGAAACTTTCTTCATCGCCCGGGAGATCGATTCTCTTCGTCGGGAGAGAATAGCCTTTAAGTGCCATAAGAGTGGCCCCCTTTGGTTGTTACGCGTAGGTTGGAACACCGTCCACGTAGATTGCGGAAGTTGCCTCGTTGACCTTGAGGATTTCAAGGTTGAGAGGAATCTGCTGCCACTCGTCGCCCTTGAAGGCGATGTCGCCGTTCGGGGTGACTTTGACGTATGGCATGAACACGTTTTTGTTCGTACCGGCAGGGTTGTTCGCTTTGTAGCGAAGTGCGCCCTCAACAGCAGTGTTACCGGAGATCACGCGCTCACGAGTCGAGCCGAGCAGATCGTAGGTAATGTCGATGCCAGTTCCGTTGGCAATGCCGCCGCCTTCAACGATGGTGATGTAGCCGTCGTCAGCATCAACCGTGTAATCGGTATCAACGACGAAAGCAGTACCACCGCCAGCAGGCTGCACGTCAAACGTGACCGGGTCGATGCCGATAGCGCCGACAGGCGTAGCAGGCGTGTAGCCGATGTTGTAGCTGCGGCCCTGCTCAAGAGCGAGGATTGATTCAGTCGTACCGGCTGCGGCAACGATGGTCTCCGTAGAGATGTCACCGAAGAAGAACAGCGCGAGGTTTTCAACGTCAATCGAATCGAGGATCATCGAACCTGAACGGTTCACTTCCAGAACGATTGAAGCATCTTTTTCACGGATACCGAAATCGGAAGAGAAGTGGTCGAGGTCTTCTGTCTCAATCGACAGATTGAACTCGGGGGAGTTACCGAGGTAGCGATAGTCGCCGGGTGTAGTTCCAGTTACGAAGCGGGAAAAGTGGAGTTCTCCGCGCCCAAGGGTATAATCGTTGGCCATGGTATTGGTCCTTTGTTTGCGGGTCAGCCAGCGTCAAGCGGGTCTTCCCAGTTTTCGACAATGTCCAGCGTGATATTCAACCAAAAGTAGGCCTTGGCTGAAATTTCATCAGGCGGGCGGACAACCCCGGCCCCGATTTTCATGTCGGTAACGTGTCTTTCGAAACCGAGAATCTTCTGTCCTCTACCACGTGTTTTCTGTGCTGCCAAGGCCTGCTTGACTGCTGCGAGAAATACGTGTCCGGGGTCAGTTGGGTTTTCTTTGTCGTCAGGGAGAAATCCTTGGATCATCAGTTCCCACGGACCGGCGCTACACGTATTGATTCCACGTGTTTCAAGCTGGTCCAATGGGATGGGGACTTCAAGGATGGAGAACATTGGGATCGGGTCGTTGTCACCGAAGATTACTCTGCCGCGAAAGACCTTGTCTGTCATGTCGTAGGAATCAGTACCGTAGGTGACAGTGATGGCCGAGAGAACCTTCGTCAGCTTATCGAGAATCCGCAGTCGGATCACGAGGTCTGTGTCAATGTCGGTATCGTCAGCCATACTACAAATCCATCAATCTCAAAAATTCGTCTTCAAGGTTATCCATGATTGAGGGCTCTACGTCACGAGCCACACCGTCGCCGGAATTATCCAAGAACACTTGGTCTACGGAAGGGCCATACAACAGATAGAGGCCTTTAGTCAATTTTCTGGCCGAGACTTTATTGCGGAGCGTTTCGTTCGGGCCGAGACGAATAGCCAGCCCGAGGTTGAACTTGGTGTCAACCGGCTGCGAGCCTGCTGGCAGTTTGACGAGGAATGCGTTTCTGAGATACCGGGCCTTGCCGGGAGAAACTTCTACCCGGACAGGATCGCCTCGTCGTGGTGTGCCGGATACGAACCGGGCAAGCGACGTTGCTCTGGTCCTCGCGATGATCTTAGATTCGGCTTTAGCCAATGTCGCGGGCTTGCCGACGACCAGCCTTTTTCCGCCCGGGCTCAAATACCGTGCCGGGAAATTGACTTGCTCTCGAATGAAACGGGCGGACTTTGCGCGACCGTCTCGCGTGGCTTTGTTGACTGCTCGAACAAGATTGCGCTCGACTTCCTTGTCAAGGTCTTTGAACAGGTTGAGGTTGGAAATCCCGTCTACGAAGATGGCGAAATTGTCAGGCATATCAGCCCCCGTGTCGTTGCTGCCACTGCATCAATTCGTAAAGCCTGCCCGGTGAAATAGTGTGCGGCGACTCAAACCCGAGCGAAGCTGCACAGATTTCTGAACAGAACCACTTGTTGGGGTTGTGGCGGGCCATGGAGATCATCTGCGAAAGCATAATGCCAGCGTAATCATACTTCGCGTTCTCGGAGTTGGCTTTGATGAAAGGACGCCAGTCGATGTCGATGGAGTCCGGGATGTCGATGTAGTCCCAGTGACCCGGTCGAGGCGTCATCATTTTAGCCCGTACACCGCCGTCACGATGGCTTGATGTCCACCAGACACCGAGGTCGTCCACCAGTTCCACGTGCGAGTGTGGAGCCCGTGTGCCCCAACGGATCACTTTGTCGATCCAACCGCCTTTGGCTTTATAGAATGCGAGCTTGGCCATTTTGGGGGCTAGCCCGTAACTTCGGCATATGGGTCGAACGAAGCGTGGAGTGCGTCGATCTCAGCCATGTTGGAAGCGGCCATCACCTGACCGACGAAGGTCTGATACAGGAAGATGCGAGTTTCTTTCCATGCCTTGACCGCATTCCCGAGACCGACGATTTGAGCATGCGTGTGCAAGACTGGAATCTTCATTTTCGTTCCGGGCAATTTAGCATGCCAGTACATGTCAGCTTGGCCGACAATCGCGCCGATCAAGTTCAACTGTGAGTCGCGATCTGAATCATATGTGTAGACCGTGCCCGTGACATCCGAAGTCACGCCGGACGTGATGGCTTCCTCGATCTCTTCTGATGCTGCTTTGATGTATTGCATCTGGCGGCATGCAAACGGCAGTGTCGGGCCGTAGGCTTCGATGGTTGATTTCTGTGTGGCAGATAGCTCGTCTTCATACTCGACGACGACCGCTCCGGGCTTGCACGTCGCGCCAAGGATTGCAGGCATGTCCGGCAGTTGCGACATGACATCGACAACGCCTTGCGGGCGAACTGGTGTTGCAATTTCGATTTCAACTTGATGTGTCATCTTATCCGAGCCCCGTCATGTTCCATCCGACGATAGATACGTCGAACATTGATACCTCGGCACCGCCTGTTGAGCGGAAGAAAACTTCTGCCGTATGTGCGCCACCGGAAGTCCAGTCAACGATTGTGCGCTTGAAGCCGACGTGCGTCTGATCCGTGCCGGTCCAAGCGGATGATCCGCCCGCGTCTTGCACTTCTTCGCGATGTGGCTGCAAGACGGTTGCTCCGTCAACCTCGAACTCGATTTCGATGTCTGCGGTGGTCGAGTTGTTCGTCCAGCCATACGCGAAATCAATGATGTAGATTCCCGGATCGACGATCTCGCTCAATTGAAGCATGCTCTGGCGCGTAGTCGAGGTCGTCGCAACTGGCGCTTCTGCTTCGTCATAGATTACGTTGGCCAATAGACTGCCCTCCGTCATTGGGAATACACATCTGTTGCCATCTTTGTCTACGAAGTAAATCACCTTCGCCGAGGTACTGACGTACATTGTTTCCCGTTGTGGGTTCGCCGGGAGATTAGCCCCGGCAAGAAATTTCAGGTTCGCGCCGAACAATGGGTGAGGCGAACCGTTGGTGCCGGTAACGTATGCCAAAGCACCGTCCCCTGCAACTGTCTTGACGAAGTCAATCGAGCCTGCGGGATTCGGTGCTGAGGGGATACCAGCTTTACGCGATACGTTTAGCTTTTCAGCCATCGGTTCTTACCAATCTTGGCCAGTCCACGGCTGCTTGACCGGAACACCGTCAACCAACAGGCAATCGTCCCCGTCGAACGACATGCGGTCAAGGTCGGCTTTGTTGGCGTGGGAATGGCGGAGTGATACCGCATCGTCGATCTGTGCGACCGGGGAAGCGGGCTTGTTCTGGATGTTGGCCCAGTCGAGAACGATGTCGAGGCTTTCGAACTCGGAGAGCTTGTCGAACGTATCCGGGACGGATTGATAGACGTACAGTGCTGAACCGGCAGTGACCGTAGGATCGCCAGACGCGTCGATGACGACAACCAAGCTGTTCGATGTCAGGGTAGCTGCATCGCGAGTTGGGATGTCGGGGAATACTTCGACAGAGTTCTGTGTTGCGAGAGCCGCAGTAACCGCCGCGTTGGCAATCGCCGTAATCATCACAGTGTTGCCGACGTTGTGCAATGCACCGGCAGAGTCTGTGATGTAGAGTTCAGCGTCGTTGCCGTTCGCATGTTCGATGAAATACACTGAATTAGCGGTGTACGGTGGAGTTGGCAGCGCCGTGAGTTGGTACATGCTGAGTTTGGCCATCGGGGGGAATCCTTACCAGTTATCTTCGGTCCAATTGATTTCAGTCGCTTCGTACTTCTTTTTCAGTTCTGTGTCCAGATAAGAAAAACAATCGGAAGCGCTCGCGAATGCCGTGTTGTCGCCTCGGCGAAGGCGTGTGAACGAAATTGGCCCAATGACATTCCAGCCTTGGCCGTCATGTCGGACCGCAATATCATCTCCGCCCAAGTAGACGGGAGTCAGAGACGCCTCGGGAAATACTTCTCGAACACCTTCAATGACAATCGTTCTGGACGCTTCGTCGTGGAAAATACGGTAGTCGGCCATGACGAGTCCTTTAGAGCGAGATGTAGAGTTTTACGTCGCTCAAGTCAGCGTCGTTTTCGAAACGTACCCTGAATGTAGCTCCGTTGTCCACCATGTCTTGTGTAGCCTTGATCCGAGTGAAGAATGCGATTGGTGCAGTCGTGCCGGAAGACGGGCGTGGCACCACAATTGATTCTTCGTAGACGTTGTTCACGCCGTCGTTAATTTCGAATGTGGCGGTGTTCGATGCGAACAGCGATTGCGCGGCCAGATCGAGTCGAATGAAATACTGGTCGTCCAGAGCATACGGAATGAACTGGTCGCCGACAAAGAAATCGTGCGCAGCGATCAGGCCGGTACGGTTGTCGTCCAGAACTCCATTGCTCGTGAGCGGAATGTTATAGATGTCGTTGCCCTGTAGCTCGACAGGCGATCCGGCCAACGACGGGATGTCCACTTCGATAAACTGGGCAAGGCTGGATTTGGCGGTGAACATGATTGGGTCAAACGTCGCTGTATAGGAATCGTCGTAGCAGTCTGGGACCGGCAGGCCGAGAGCTTCCGCGTCCGGCAGGCGTGTGACCTGTCCTGTTTGCGTGATGTCGTCGGGCGGCAATGTGTTGTCGATGCAGTAGGCCTCTCCGGGCTCTACAGAGACGATCCCGCCGCGATCCGGGAGAACTTGGTCTCGCATGAAGATGATCTGTGGGATGTCCTCATGGCGCTCTGCATACGCAAAGGATGTACCTTTGACATCGCCGAGGGCGTCGAACTTCGTATGCACTCGCACAAGGCAAGGCACGGTTCCCGAATTGTCGGGCAGAATGTAGATCGCCGGAACTTGCATGTTACAGTGCAGGTCCCGGCGAGCTTTCCGTTTAATTTTACGGAGACTTTGCATGAGCGTTAGACCAAATCAGATTCTTTCTCTTCGGTCTTACCGCCTTTTTTGGCTGGAGTCGAGCCGCCTTTTTTGGCAGCAGCTTCGGCTTCGGCAGCTTCCTTGGCAGCAGCCTTCTCAGCAGCTTCCTTTTCAGCAGCTTCCTTTTCAGCAGCTTCCTTTTCAGCAGCTTCCTTTTCAGCAGCTTCCTTCTCAGCAGCTTCTTTGGTAGCAGCAGCTTCGGCATCAGCAGCTTCTTGCGCAGCTTCGGCTTCGGCAGCGGCAGCTTCTTCGGCAGCCAGCTTTTCAGCAGCTTCCTTTTCAGCAGCTTCCTTTTCAGCAGCAGCGATGTCTTCTTCGCTGATGTTGGCTTTTTCAGCAGCATCGACCGGCACTACCGCAGCACCCTGACCGAGCAAGAAATCGTATTCGTCTTCGTCAACGGCGACGAAGCGAGTCTTCGGTGCGATGATTTTTGTTTCCGGTGGAGTGCCGAAGTCGCCCGGGCCTTTGCCTGCAACGCCGGGTTTGATTGTGCGGGTGATGTTGTTCACCGCAATGAGATCGAGTTTTGCCATGTGAGAATCCTCTTCAATAGTTGGCTTTTTGTAGACAGGGGGAGTTCGAAAAAAGCCGGGGACCAAGCCCCGGCTCTTCGGATCGTAGACCTTTAAGCGAGAACTGTCGCTTTGAAGGTGTTGTTGGGGTTAACAGGGACCATCAGCGGTGCTGACTGGGACATGATGAATGTCGCACTTGGGTCCTGTTCAGGCCACATTTTCGGGAAGATCGCCAGCGATTGAAGATTCGCTGAGATGTCCTGAATGGCTCCGAAACATTTCACGCCCTGAATGTTGCTGCCCGTGAGGACAATGTCTTTCGTGGACATGAACGGCACGGTCGCGCCAGCTTCGTCTTGGTAGTAGTCGGAGTAGACGTACACTTCCAAGTTGGCTGACAGCTTGCCGACGCGCTCGACTTCCAGACCGGGCTCAAGAGGATCGCGAAGACCCATGTTGAGTTCAGCGCCGGAGTTCAGGCGGTAGTTCGTGTTGAGCAATTCGCGGATTTCCTGATCCTTGCGCATCACGTCCCAAACGTCGGAACCGATAGTCATGCGGTTGGTAACACCACCGAATGCAGCATCGCGAACGATCTTGCGGAAGCCTTCAACTGATTCAAGGATTGACACACCAGCGTCACCCCAGAAGTTACCAGCAGTCAGCGTAGCCGTATGAGCAGCATCGCGTTCGAAGTCAACAACCGTCAGAGGGTAGCGGTCGTCTTCGAGAGTGACGCGACCGTTCTGGATTGCTTCGGAAGCAAGCCATTCCCAACGACGTTCGATGGAGAAGCGATGCTCGCGCAGGATGTCAGCAACGATAGCTGCGTAGCGCTGTGCAGGGCTCAGTGCGCGGTCGTTCGAACCAAGCTCACCCATGCCAGCAACACGGCGCATCATGCGAGTAGCAGTGACGGCGTCTTTCGGCTTGACGTAAGCAGGACGGACAACGGACCGACGTTCAGCGTTGGTGTAGATTGGCACACCCTGAGCAGTCGGTACAACCAGCGGGGCCAGTTTGCGCGTACCAGTGAGTTTCGAGAAATCAATTTCTTCCGTGTCGAAATTGATGGCGGTTGGGAACATGTCGAGCCAGTAACGTGCAGGGGGCTGCATGTTCTTGTCTTCGCGCATAACGCCCAGAAGTGTGGATGAACCGTAAACAGTCTGTTCCATGGTTTCGTTTCCTTGTTAGGTTGGGGGTTAAACGCCGCCTTAGATGGCGATGTTGTCCGAGTTGAAGTGCTTCTTCTGAGCGAAGAGGTTCGGCGATGCGCCGCCTTCGAAAGCAGCAGCCTTCTGAGCGTCGGTCGCGAACGAAGCGTCCCAGTTCAACTGGTCCAGATCGAAGTTACCAGCGCGGTAAACAGCGATAGTCGTAGTCTGGCCATCAGCCAGTACGATTGGAGCAGTGGTGATGCCGTATGCCGGTGTGCCCTGAGCGGCAAGAGCGCCGTCAATGTCAACAACAGAATAGACAGGAAGGTCCGCACCAGCAGCGCCGGGATCGGCAACTGTGATTTCGGTGGTCGTAGCTACGCCCTCGCCGAAGCGAACTTCGTCTGGACCCGCATACGACTCGGAAGAGAAGCCCGCGATACCGGGGGCAACGTGTGGGATAGTGTTGTCAGCCATGATGGCCTCCTACGTGAGTGTTACAATCTGTCAGGATTGAGCGTGTCCCACGAGGACCCCGGTAGGGGAACGATAGATTACAGGCCGGTCACAGATGAATGTGCGGACAGAATGTCCTTCACTGGATCAGCTTCCAAATCGTCGCCAGTTCCACCATCGGTGTCATCAGCAGAAACGTTTGGCTGTTTGTCTTTGTTCATGGCGTCCGAGAAGTGATCGGTCGTACCGGACTTGTCGTCCAGCTTGTCCTTATTCTCTTCCTTGTCGCCACCAACAGCCTCGGGAGCAGCAAGAGCAGCTTCTTCGGGTTGGTCTTTCATGAACGCGATTGCTTCCTCAGAAGACATGGAAGTCTTGAGTAGGCTGACTGCCATTTTCGGACGCTTCTCAGCTTCCGGGGCATTCAAAATTTCGTTCTGACGAGCGGTAGCCAGTTCAGCACCTTTGGTTTCGCCAGCGGCAGTAGCAGCGGCGAGAGCGGTTTCGTGGTCGGCTTTGCTGACCATGTCTTCGTTTGTTGATTTGTCGGCCATCTGGTGGTCTCCATTTTCGGTTGTTAGGTCTTGCTCAAACAGAGCGATCTCGTCTTCGAGAATACCTGTTTGGTCAGCTAATCCGACAGCAATGGCGTCTTCCGCGTCATATGTCAATGCCTCAGTGGCAATGACTGCTGCCTGATCCATTCCACGGTTACGGGCCACAGTCGAGGTGAACTCTTCGTAGAGCTTTTCGACTCTGGCTTCATACCGCGCTTTGGCCTGCGGTGACAGGTCCAAAAGGGGGTGGCCGTCCATCTTGTGTTTACCCGCGAAAATCGGGGTGAACTTGATGCCAACCATTTTGAGATTGTCTTCAAATGACATGTGGCCGGATGCCACGCCGATGGAGCCGACGAAGGCTGACCGGGTCATTGAGATCGTGTCTGCACATGATGCGATTGAGTAGGCTGCGGATGCCGCCATATCTGCCGCGTAAGCTCGCATCGGCTTCTGGCCGCGAAAGCTGAAAATGTAATCGACCAACTCGAAATTGCCTGCGGCTTCGCCACCGGGAGAATCACAGATGAACGCGATCCCTTTGACGGACGAGTCATCCATGCCGCGCTTCACGGCTTTTTCGATGTAGGTGTAGCCTGTCGCCCATCGGCCAAGCTGGTAGCTCATGCGGTTGACCAAAATTCCCATTACGGGAATTTGAAGGATGCCGTTGTGGACGTTGTATGGGCGAAGACCTGCTCTCCAAGAGCCGGGTTCCGCACCCCAGAAATCATCGTCAGAAAGATTTGGGGACGTGATTTCGGACATCACTTCCCGGGTATCTTTGTCGGCTTCCAAGTGCGCAAGGCACGTCTGGAACATCGTCAGAGATTCTTCACGGACCAGTAGCGGGTTCTCGCAGAGCTTTTCCGCGAGAGGAAACTGTGCGGCTTTGGCCTTAGTCTTCTTTGACATCTTCCCTCGCATTCCGTGACTTGGAGGATTCTGTAGCTTCCCGAGGGGAGCCGGATGCGGCATTGATAGAGTTGTCCTCTTCCAAAATCAAGCCCTTCTCTTCGCGGTCGTCTTTCTCGCGTTTCAACTGCTGGTTGACCTTGCGCCAATCCTTGCCCTGTTTCGCGAGTTCGTCTTCGTGCGTAGAAAGTTGGTATTTAATCCGAAGCACAGCCGCCTGAGTCTCTTTCAACTCGTCGATCTGGCCGCGTGATGCACCGATCCATTCGCCGCGCAGATACGCGTCCATGTTCAGGCCTTCGTAAATGTTCGGAGCTTTGGAGAACTTCATGGTGTCGAGTTCACCCTTGCCGACCATTTCCTCAAACCATAGACGCAGAACAATGTTGGCGTAGGCATCGGCGATGACCCGCTTGCGCGACATCATGAATTTCCATGCTTCGACCATCGCTGCCCGGGCGCTTGAGTAGTTCGTTTCGCTGTAGTCTTTCGACAACTGCTCGTAGCTCACGCCGAGGATTGACGAGATGTAGCGGAGCAGGGATTTTTCAAAGTCCTGACCGATGCCACCGACCTTACCGGCAGGCATGAGATTCAGCTTCGTGCCGGGGAATAGGTGTGGGATTTTGACGCCGTCAATGTGCATGTTGCGAGCGCCGCCAGTGTATTCACTGACTGCCGACAGATACTGCGATGCGTAGTTGGAAACAGCTTCGCCGGGGTCGGTCATGTTGCCGCCGCCGAGTTGCTGGAAAACAGTCTCGCTTGGCAATTCCGATTCAACGGCTGCCGCGTACATCGCATTCGTCACCGCGTTCTGCAATGTCACATCGCGAAACTTCTTGGTGATTTTCAGTTCTTTCAGACCGGCAACGATCTCGGAAATGCCACGTGTCTGGCCCGGACGCATTTGCTCTCGGATGTAGATCAATTGATTGCGGCCCCAAGGCTTCTTGGCACGGATGTATTTGTACGAGTCAAAGTTCCCATTCGACATTGGGAAAAACTCGCCCGGGTGTTTGTCCCGGATATATCCGCCGAGGATCGCACCGAAGCGATCTCGACGCAGGCCCTGACGCACGTTCTCGTCGTTCTGATACTCATACGGTGTCTTCAACCGAGCGACATCAATAGCCTGTATTGCTGTTTGGCATGGGCGCGTGGAGTCATTGCGCATCCATTCTGCGGTCGCCAAGAACTCTCCGGCTTGGGCGTAAACGCCGATGGCCAGACGAACTTGTGCCGTCAGTGTGTTGTTGCGTGAGGCGTCGAGATAGTGGCCGGGGCTTTCTGCCGTCAGCATGAACTTGTTCTCGACCTCTTCTTGGAACTCACGTTCCCATGTTTCGTCGAGACGAAGAACCGAGGTGGATGGCTTCGAATTGAACAGGAACATGTGTCCCACGATATTGTCTTTGTGCAAGGCTTGCCCGGATTGCGCGTAGCCGTCGTTCCGTTGAATGTCCAACGTCCGAGCGTCACCGATGTCTTTGTCCGCGTCGATAGCAGAGTCAGCGGACGCCATTGGCGGAGACCAAAGCGCAAGCGTGTTGTCGAACCGGCTGGCACCCTCATAGGCACCCATCATTTTTTCGCCGATACCGGATTCGATCAATTCGTTCATTGCCTTCTGGGCAATCGATAGCTGTGGTGGCTGATGAACTTGCATTAGAAATAGACCTTCATTGGGCCTCGTGGAGGACATGCGACAGGGTTCAGTGATTCGGTCAACGTGTTGATGTACGCCGCCAGCTTTGGAAGGCTCGCGTTGTTGTATTCGACACGTTCTCCGTTCTGATCGACGAAGACTTTCGCAGCCTGTCCAGTCAGCAAGAGATGCTGTTGCGCCTTGGCGTCAGCGAGAAGTTCTGCGGTGGTGGCTGGTACTGATGACATGCTGTCCTCGTCAGGCTAATTTTTCTGCCAGTGCCGCCAGATTGGCTCGCGGTTTTTTGGCTTCAAACGGTTTATCATCCATTTCGGGATGAAATACAAGATCATTTTCGTCCCACGGCTTAGCCCATCCGGGGGGATTGGTCCAGTTTATGTTGTCTACATTGACTTGGGCCATGAGCGTTGCGGCTTTTGCGTAGACGAGAAGGTCCCAACTTTCGTTGCGGAATCCCTTTGGGTTGTGCCAGCCCTTGACCGGGTCTTTGACCTCGACTGTCAATTCCGTGAAGAAATTGTCGTCCAACCAGTCGGGGAAATTGACCTTGCCCCCGGGAACTTTACGGTCCAGCATCTTGTCGATGTTGTCCTTCAAATTCTGCGTATTGATTTCATAGACCGGGATTTCTCCCCGGGCTCCGGCGTTCCGGTCTTTGCGTTCGGAGTCAGGATACGTCAACCGGACTCGAGGACCGTTCTTTGTAGACGCTCCGCGAAGCAGACTGAACCGACCGGCGAGACCTTCTTTCCAGACATACGTGTCGTCTTGATCCTCAGACCAGTGTTCCGGGTCTTGCCGAAGCCAGCGGACAAAGTCATAAGCGTTTGACGTAAAGTTCTCAGAGCCAGCGGAGTCAGATACCGTGTGCTTGATCGACATGTGCCTGCCGGAACCGTCGAGCAGAGGATACGTTTTCATCAAGACTTCGTCAGTCAGTTGCTTCCAGTCTTCCGGGTGCGCTCCGAGGTTCACCCATGCGCGATCTCCGTCGTCATCATACCGGCGAGACTTTTGGATTTTGAACCTGTCGATAACCCAAAAATCCGGCAGGCCGTGTTCATCTGTTCCGACGCCGTGGACCTGTACTTCAAATCTGTTCTTCTGCAAGTCGATTGTGGCGATCAAGAACCGGACACCCATCGGGACCATCCGCAGGCCGTAGTCTCGCGCAGTCGCTTTAATCATCTCTGGGAGACGAGCATTGGCTTGCGCTTTCGGGATGTACGGCTCGCCCTGATCGACGTTGACTGTCGTTTTGAGAGAGTCTTCGGAGCCGGTTTTTTCGTAGTCTTCTTCGGCTGCCAGATAGTTGTTCACCAGTGTTTTGAAATCTGCGAATGTCGCTGCGGGACCTTTCAGCCAGAACGAAGAAATGTCCGACCGGAACGGCTCGCCGACCAGCGTGTTGTCCGGCGTCCAGATCATCCCGTCTTTGACCCACCGGGCATGCTCGCGGTTCATCTCGTGCTTGCCGGGATTGTCTTGCTCTTCCTGATGGTACTTCGCATTGCACGACGGACATTCGATGTACGCGGCCTCAGCAGACTCCATCCGGTCTTCCGACTTGGGCCACTTCATCAATTTGAAGGACGGCTCGAACGCGTTGTGACATTGGACACAGCGCCAATACCAGAGACGGCGGTCGCCTCGGTTGTAGATCGAAATGATGCCCTGCGTTGGCGGAGCTTCGTGCCGGGACTTGCGGACCCACCGAGCGTTCTCGATTGGGAACGATGGAGAACTCTCTGCGGCGGTCATACCGAACTGGCGGAATGTCGTCATACGTTTGCGGGCCAGATCGAACGGCGACCCGTCACCCTCAACGTCCTGATCCATACGGTCGTAATCTGATAGCCAGAGGCGGGGGACCGGCTTACCGGACAGCGTGTTTTTCGTTGGCCACGAGAGAGTCAACAGCATCCCGTTGGTATATTTTTTGTCGAAGGTATTGTCGTTCTTAGGACCCTGCACCAACCGATTGCCGACCTCTTCTGTGAAGTCGTGCAGCCGGTCCACACGACGAATGGAGAAGTCGCGAGACGTGGCTTGTGTCTTCTCGAACAGAACCATATCGACCGGGTCTGAAACCACGGTGTACGTTAGCCAGTTCAAGAACATGTCTGTATTGTGCGTCACCACCCACTTTTCACCAAACAAATACGTTCTCTGTGGAGAATCTACCGTTATGCAGCGTACCGGGACGCTTTCGTGTGGTTCGATGGCGCTGATTGGGGTTTGTTCTTGCCGAATCGGTCTCCGAACGCAATCATGCAGTCGTTCTTGCTTTCTGGGGAGCCTGAAAAGAATTTCGTCTCGTTTAGGGGAGAAGCTGAAACGATGGGATTTCTGGCGAGAGCCGCGAGAAAAACTATATCCGAGAGATAATAAAAGTTCTGCAAATCCCTCGGCCAACGACGGCTGTGAACTTGTGAACTCAATCCTGCCCCTTTTATCTGCCGAGCCGTCCGTATCCAAAAGCCCGCGCAGAAGCTCCATCCTTTGTTCGACACTGGATCGGAGGTAGACTGTCGGTATGTATTTGTTTTGTCCCTGCGACAAATTCATGCTTCGAAGTCCTGCTGAAACCCCATGTGCCCCGCCCGCACGACCGGGGTTGTGTCTCTCGTCGGAAAGAGCGATCACGCCGAGACCTTTCTTGTCCTCGTGGTACCGGGTCTCCATACGCAAGTTCTCTCGCATTTGAGAGGCATCGTCCCGGTGGGTATATATGCGAGCGCCTGCGTTGTGACCGTCTCCCAACCAAGCACCAAAGACGTATGGGTCTACGGGTAAGTCGGTTTCGGGTAGTCGGACTTGTTTGCCGCAGGGAACATTCTGTTTATTGCGGTTGTTGAGGATATCAAGCGTCGTTTGTACCGTCCATTTTTGGTTTTGTGTAGATCGGTATTCTCTAGTTACCCAGTTGTGATCCGCGGCGGCCACAACCACTTGTCCGTTGCCAAAAACCATTCGATAGCAATCTCTGCCGTACTGTGTGGGGGTGACTCCAGTGACACGACAAGGTGCGCCGTCACCACCGATAAGCCAATCTCCAACGGATATTTCCCCCATCGTAGTCCATCCAGAAGGCGTTGGGATACGCGTATCGAGACCCAGAGCTTTGCCGCACTGCGCCGGTCCGACGAAAGCCATGCCGGTTTTCACGTCATCGTTCAGAGAGTCCATGGGCTCTTCGAGATATGGCGTGGTCTCATTCAGCCACGGTCCGACATACGCTCCGGGAGAATTGAGATACCGATACTTGGCCGAGGCCTGTGAGACGGTCAGTCGTTCGGGGGGACGAACCCCCTCGGCAGTCTGAACCACCATTTGTTCGAGAGAGTTAAATAAGGTCATCGTGAACTGTCGCTTCCGGGCCGATCTCTGAGGACGGCGCTTCAAATTCATCAAGCTGCGGGCCGGTGTGCTGATCGTCAGGCATTTGCAGCAGGCGAGTGTGGATGTCTTTTTGCAGGCCGTCACACTGGGCTCGCAGAGTGCGCTTCTGTTCGGCGTTCATCCCGACTGCACGTTCGACCGCGTCAGGCCACAACTGAATCGATCCCTTGACCAACTGGAAGACATCACCAAAGACGGCGAGAACTTTTTCGCTGCGCCACAAGTGGCCAGCCGCCTCTTCCCACTTCTGCTTTTTGTTCATCGCTGACCAATACTGGTCTTGGAGATGCGCGGGCATGTCAGTCGGCTTGACGTTTTTCATGTACTCGTCAACGTCGATCCGGGGTGTCACGAGATACGCGGCAGCCGTTGGCAAATCGTAGTATGCGCCAGTGCGACCGTCTCGGGCCGGTTTAGTCGGGCAATTGCGCAGCTTCTTCTTCAATTCGTAAGGTGTCATTTCGAACACTTGGGAGAGCCACGTCAGGGTAACACCTTCGACGACTCGACCGGCGTCCGCGTTGCCACCTTTGGCAAATCGGTTGGCCGCAGTTACGGCAGTGAGTGCGTCGTCTATGCTGCTATCGGCCATGGGGTCTCTCCGATCTCAGCAGTGCCAGCGTCAATGATGTCGTCTTGGGTTACACCTTTTTGTTTGAGCGTTTCGACTTGGTGCTCGTCAAATGTTCCCCGGGCGAGAATACGATACATGAAAACAGTTCCTTCCTTTTGGCCACGACGGTGGAGTCTCTTGATGAACTGTTGGTACAATTCGAGACTCCAGTTGAGGCCATACCAAACAGCTATATTGCTGCCGAACTGAAAATTCAAGCCGTGCCCTGCTGAGGCCGGGTGAGTAATCAGCATTCTGATCTTGCCCTCATTCCAATCACGCATGTCAGATTCTTTCTCTCCGAAGATGCGAGCCCATGGAAATTTCTTCTTGATCGCGTCTCGGTCGAAGGCATACGAGTACGCCAACAGGATCGGTTTCCCTGCGGATTCTTCCACGATGCTCTCAAGCTCTTTCAGTTTCTGGTCGTGGATTTTGATCGCTTCCTGTTCTTCGTTATAGACGTGTCCGTTGGCGAATTGCAGCAGCTTGTTGCAGAGAACGCCGTTGTTGACGGCCTCAATATCATGCTCTTCCAAAACCATCTCTGCCTTGAAATCGTCGTATTGTCGTTTTTGTTTTTCCGTCAGATGAACCCACCGATCAACGATCTTCAATTCCGGCAACGTCAAATAATCCTCAGACCGGAGCGTGAAGAAAATGTCTTTGAGCCGGTCGAGAATATCCTTCTTCGCATGCTCGTGGGGTTCCCACTTGTAGGTCCATTTGTCGTAGCTGAACCACCGCTTCAAGAACGCGTCTTTCGAGGACCCGAGCCGGGAACCTTTATCGAGCAAATAGAACGGTCCCCACAAATCGATCAATCCGTTCGGGGCTGGAGTCCCCGACAACTGCACGATGCGTTTGAACTTCGGTCGTATGCGCCGCAGGGCTCCGAACTCCGAGACATTTTTGGCAGATAAAGTACCATCTTTTCTGACAGTCTGTTTTGTCTTCTTCGCTCCGCCCTTGAGCCGAGAGGCTTCGTCGTAGATCAATCCGTCGAACGGCCAGTTCGGGTTTTCCAACTCTTCTGGAGTCTCGTGCGGATTGAGATGCTTGTATAGCCAGACCACGTTCTCGCGATTGATTATGTAGACCTCGGCATCTCGATTGAGCGCCCACAGCCGCTGTTCTTCGGTGCCTGTGATGACTGAGTATTTCATTGGCCGTGCAAAGTCCCACTTGGCGATTTCGTCAGGCCAAGTGTGGTTCGCAACATTCAACGGGGCGATAATCAGAATCTTTCGACACTTGCCCTTCTTCAACCAGACGCTGGCTGCCTTCAACGCAGTCGCCGTCTTCCCGAGGCCCATGTCGGCTCCGAGGTAAACGTACTTGAGATTGATGCACAGCTTGGACATCCATCTTTGATATGGTTCGAAATCCTCATATGTCAGTATCTCGTCTGGCGGGCCGAAGATCAGTTCACGGCTTTCGAGATCGAACAGCGGAAGTTTTTTACGATTTAATGCCAAGGATGCCTCTCGCGTCTTCGAGTGAATTACAGATATGGACTTCGGCTCCGGCTTCGCGCATGCGCCTGATCTCAAGCAACTGCTGTTTTGTCGGCTTGCCGGTCGGAGACTTGAACTCGATCCAGACGACGCGTCCGTCTTTGATGAAGACTCTGTCGGGGGCACCACGGCGTCCCGGCCATTCGACCTTCCTGACGAACCAGCCGTGCATCGTCGCAAGGGCAACCGTTGGTTTCTCGATTTCCGCTTCTGTGACCATGTCCTAATCTCCTAACCATGCCCAATTTCTTCTCGCAACAATATTTCCAATTGCCGCTTTCGTGCAACCGTAGTCTTTCGCTACCGCAGTTGAACCTCGGGGGTCTTTTCGTATTGCTCGAATGTCGTCTTCCGTGAAATTTGTTTTCCCGTTGCGGGAGCCTCGGGCAACCGTGCCGGAAATTTCCTTGTCTCGCATGTTTTCCTTTCGAGTTCCCCATCGCAAGTGCCGGGGGTTGATACAGTCTCTGTGACTACACGCGACGGGGTCGTGACATGCGTCGTGGCCTTGCGGTTCCTCGCCGGTGACTTCAATCAACATCAGCCGAGAAGCCGCATTGTATCGTCCATTTCGCAGGACCAGTCCGTAGCCCTTTGGGTTTTTGGCATACGGCCACAAGATACACTCGTCCGTTGTTGACGCTTTTGCTTCTTCGAAAAATTTCTGTGCGTGGGTCATCGGTTCAATCTTTTGTAAAGACTTTGGATGTGAAACCGGCAGAATCAAGAGGCATGCCGGGGCACCACAGCGGAACTGAGCGCATGCAGTCTTGCAAGATCGCCAGTTCCTTGTCAGCGCGGTCCTCGTCAGACAGACCGACGATTTGGTCGTGAACGTGAAGCCGAATGTCGAGTCCTTCTTTGTGCGCCAGCATCATGCCGTGCGCCAGAAGATCGCGAGAGATCGCTTGGTCCACGTTCTCAGTGATCTTGCCGGGATGCGTTTGAATCCGCACCCACTGGCCCTGCGCATTGAGCCCTTCGTATGTGATTGTTGGTCGCATCTCGCCCCATGGAGTTTTCTTATCTTCGAGGCGCGGACGGCAGTAGTGCAGGTACCGGCCAGAGGGCAACCTGATCCGGCAGAACGGACCCTTGATGTCAAACTCGAACATGCGGAACTCGACTTTCTTGCCGGTCCTGATACATTTTTTCATCGCCTTCTCGATAGCGTACCAGAAGTCCTTGACCTCGGAGAACGTCTCTCGGAAAACTTTCACTGACAGGGCCGACTCATCGTGAGTCAGTTTGACCCCCATGTTCCACGCGTAGCCGAGCAGGCCGGTGGCTTCGATCTCGCCGGTCTTCCGGTTGACCCGTTCCTCTCCGGCTCCGAGCATGTAGCCACAACCCAACACGCCGGGTTTCGCTGTCGTTCGGGCTTCCTTGTCGCCGTTCTCTTTGTAGTCGTGCCAAAGGTCTTCATACGTCCGGTGGAACATGTACTGGGCGAAGGCGATGTACGGGTCTTGACCCTTCTCGAAGACCTCAAGGATTTTCCGGTCGTCAGCGATCCAACCGAGAACTCGGTTCTCAATCGCGTTCAAGTCGGCGTCGATAAACAGCTTCCCTTCTGGTGCCCGGGCAACGGGTCGGATGCAAGACTTGAGCAGCCCCATGGGGTCATTGAAGATGAAGTCGATGTTCTCGGGGCTGTGGTGTTTGACGATGTTCGCATAGAACTCAATCGCGTCTTCGAACTCTCGCTCCGGTCGGGGCAGGTTTTGCGGTTGCAGCATGCGACCGGCCCAACGCCAAGTGCGTTGAGCGCCAGCGAACTGGAAGCAGTTCCTGAGCAGGCCGTCTTCCGCAACCGACCGTTGAAGAGAGTGGAACTTCTTCGGTGACGAGGCATTGGCTTCGAGCCGGAGTTCCAAAACCTCTTTCAGGTCTTCCAGTTCGTAGATGATCGCCGGGTCGTCGAAGTTCTCAGTCATCTCTTCGTCACAGCGGACGACGGCTCTCTCTACGTGACCTTTTTTGAGATCGTCAAATGGGTAGCCATGCTCTTTGAGCCACGGCAGAAGTTGGACGTTCGAGTTGGGATTTTCGAGTCCGGTCAGGCGGATCATTCTCGCCATACGATCTGTTCGGATGTGTTCGTAGATCGCGACGGCGTTGTCCACCATCTCGGAATCAATTGGGATGCCGTTCTGATTGATGACTTGGTCGAGGACCCACAAGGACCACTCGTGCATAGGCATGGTGTAGCGCCTGATCTTCTTCCAGACGGCTCTCTCGGCCTCAACGTCACCGATACAGTATTCTTTGTACTCTTCCCAGTCCTCGGGCTCCATGTGCCAATGAACTCGCGTGTGCTTGAGGGTTTTTGTCGGCTTCCTCGGCATAGAGAATTTTCGCATCAATGCCTTGCCGCGTCTGATCTTTTTCTTGTCTTCGTCAATGCCGATGATGTCACCGGCCTTTTCCAACTTGCCGGGGAGCGACAACGTCATGGCCATAACCATAGGATCGCGCCAGAGCGTGTGTGGAATCTCGACGCCGTACACGTGTTTCCAGATGTGCCATTCGAAGGGTTTGTTCCAAGCGAACTTGATGACGTTCGGGTCCTCAATCGCTTCTTCCAGTTCAGACGGAATCTCTTCGCCTTCGACCGGCACCCATATGTCGGGGGTGTCGTCGTTTATCGCATGGGCGCACATCAGAATTTCGGTGTCGGGATGACGTGCGTAAACATCCGTTCCGGTCTTTGTCAGATCGACGGTCGAGAATGTTTCAAAGTCGTGGTGCAAGCGATCCTTCGGGCCGGACGTACTCTTGGTCTGGCTCTCGATCAGTTCCTCTTGCGCTCTTCTGACTACGTCCGAAACTTGCGGCATATTTAGGACACCAAATGTTGTATGGCGGGGCTCACGAGCCGGACGATGGCCGCTATGGCTTGATAGCCCACATAGAGCGCCGTTGCGCCTGCTACGAGGATCGCTGCGATCACCCATTTGGCTGCGTTCGTCATTCGATCTTCGGCAGTGTCTGATTTCTTGGGCATGCGTCACCTGTCGGATTGGAGAGAGGGTGCCGCCACGCAGGAAGGAAGCTACGCGGCGGCGGGTTGCCGGGGGAGATCAACCCCGACAACGAGGCTTATACGAGACCGTCGTCGTCATCGTCTTCTGTGTCGATGCTGTCATTCGGATCGTCAATTTCCTCAACGTCAGCGCCTTCGACATCGTCGTCGTCGAACTCGTCGTTCGGATCGACAGGGGCCGCTCCAAACGCTTCGCCATGCTTGAGAAACTGAACGGATTCCAGCACTGCGTTCACACGCTTGCCGTAATCATTGTCCTGCGCCCAGAGCGTGACAATCGCATTGACGTAGCAACCTGAATACGGGCGTCCATCCGAAGATTTCAGCGGAATCCATTTGCCGTTTTTGCCCTTCCGGTTGTCGATGATCGACGGTTGGTCCGGGTTACGGGCGGACACGAAATACATGTCCTGATACTCTTCACCTTCTTCCTCGTTACCGTCTCGGGTGCAGAGTTTTTCGGCTTTGAGTTTGGGCTGCTTATCGCCCCACTTGGCCTTCATGACATCCTCTTTCGCCTTTTTGAGACGCTTGAGGTTTGCCTTGCCGACATCGGTGTCAGGGTCCATCAGGAGGTTCGCTCCGAACTTACCCGGCTGCACGTTGCCGTCATCATCCTTCATGCCTTTACCGGGCTTGAAGATGTGGCCGTAGGATAGGCGTACATCGCGCAATACGACGCGGCCTAGTGGTGCTTCTTTTTTATCTGCCATTTTCGATTTTCCTTTTTTCATATCAAAGCAGTTTCGTTGTCATCGAACCCTTCGTCGATTTCGTCGAAGCCATCCGTAACGTCCGGTATAGCGTCTCGGGAATCAGTCTCGGGGACGAGCGAGGGTTTCCCCTCACGCTTCTCCAAGAATCGAGACAAGAGCGGTTCGAAGACTCTCTTGCCCAATGCTTCCTCGGCGGCGGTCGGTGTCAGTATCTTAGACTGATACGCCTTCTCGCCGAGGGTCTTTTTCAAAATCTTCTCGTAGCGATCCATCTGGTTCGCTCGAACTTTGCGGGCTGGTTTCCGTCCGACGACGACCTTCTGTAGCGGCGTCGGCAGGCCTCGCTTGTGGTCACGCATTACTTGGTCATGTAGTCCATCCATCCAGCGTTCAATCAGTTTCCTGTTGAGAAGAACCAGCGCCCGGTTCGTCGGGTTCATCTTCTCCGGGTCTGCGGCTATAGCATCGAAATCGTCTTCGAGCAACGAGTCGAAATCCAGTCCGCACATCTCTTCCACGAACTCGTCGAGTGCGCGGCAACCGTCTTCGGATTTTGCCAGCGGGCAGAAACGGCACTGCTTCTCACCGGCTTGAAATTCTGCGTTCGGATCGTCGGTCGCCTCAGCGTCCTTTATGATCTCTTCCCCTTCTTTGAGGATACGACGCATCGTCGTCTTCCAGACACCTCCGCCACCGGGCGCACGTGGTTGGTCGATGACGATTTCTATCGTGATGTCTGTCGGATCGTCGTCAAACAGTTTGCGGGCGTAGCTGTTCCAGACTCCCAGACAGTAGAGAATCAGTTGGTCATTCCAATCTGGGCTAACCGGCACACCTCGTCCGTACTTCCAATCGAACACGAGTATGCGACGAGCAACAGGATCAACCACCCCAACGTCAGAAGTACCAAATTGGTCAGCACCCAACCATGGAGAAAGGTCAACTCGCTCTTCCACGAACAGGATAGTGTCTTCATCTTGCCAGTCATTTATGAACTCCAACCCCTTCCGCATACTGTCGGCCATCTCGCCGTTGAACTCGATCACGTAGTCGCCGTCAATGCGATCTCCGTCTTCGGTGTACTCGGTGTAGGGGACGGTCTGCTTGCGCCCTATGAAGACCTCGGGGTCGAACCCGAACTCGACACAGAACGCAGCAAAGTGGTGGAACACGGTGCCCTCAGCGGCCTCGTATCCTGACGTATCAGGAATGTCCTTGCAGGCGTTCACCGATGGAGGACACTTCCTCCAACGATGTGCGCTTGATGGACTAAGTCTGCTGTGGGCACCGGGCATTTTAGACGAGCGATCCGTCGTCGTCTTCGTCGGTTTCACCCGCGAACGGGTCTTCGCCTTCGATGAACTGGTTCAGGAAGCCCATTGCTTCTGCCCAGACGGACGGGTCAGCGTTGGTGATGCGATCAACTTCGTAGTATTCGTTGATCTTCTTGAGTTCGGCGCGGCGCTCTGCCACGGCGTCGTCGTCACCATCGACCTCAGCAAGATAGCCTGAGAACAGCGCGACGAGTTCTTCCTTTGTCGGACCCTTCTTCTTTTTGGCTGCTGCGGCCTTTTTCTTCTTGTCGGCTGCTGCCTTTTTGGCGGCTGCTTCGTTCTCTGCGTCAGCCTCTTCCGAGGTCTCAGCTTTCGACGAGGTTTTGGTTGCCGGTTTCGCGGAGCCGCCTTTCAACAGCGCAGCAGTGTTGGCTTCCAGCGCAGCGGTATTGGCTGCGAGTGCTTCTTCAAGTGACATGTGGATTCCTTCCTTGTGTCAGGTTGATGTGACCTGTATGGTCGCAGGTCGTATGCCGGAATAAAAAATGCTTGTCAACATCATTTTGTCAGCGTATAGACCACTCAAGATTTGAATATCGGAGACACCCCATGACTGAAACACGAACCACAAAGGACGTTGGCGAGTTGCACCAACTGCTTCTCAAAGCATGCCCGCCGAGCGTTCAAGTGAAAGACAAATGGGTGCCCGTCAAAGGCAACAAGAAAGGCATCGTTTCGAACACAGTGCTGGCCGGGTTGCTCGGACTAAGCCGCTGGTCGGTCCACAAATGGGCGAAGACCAAACACATCACACCGAAGAGGGCAAAGCAAGTTGTCGAGATTTCTGAGGGCCGCGTTACGCTCGAAGAACTCTCCAAATATTTCTACTGACCCTCTCGGAGCCTGACATGCACGATCAAATTATCCGTTACTCCGAAGGGCGTAAGAACCTCGGCAAAGTGACGAACAAACAGAAGTCATGGCGCGACTTCCAAGAAATGCTCCGGCGTCCAGTGCGTTCGTCCGAGACATACAAGTTCTATTCCAAAATGCCGCTGGCGCAGAAGCTGGAATTGAAGCAGGCCGATGGCTTCTTCTTCGCAGCGCCGTGTAAGGGTGGCAGCCGGAAAAAGGAAGACGTTGGCTTCCGCGACATCCTGACTATCGACGTTGACGAGAACGCCGAAGAGCTATTCGAAGAGTTGCAGCAGAAGTCCGGCAACTGGCTTCACGACTATGAGTATTTCATCCAGACGAGTCGCTCGCACAATCCAGATCATCCGAAATTTAGAATCGTCATCCTGCTTTCCGAGGGCGTTGACCGGCACACACATGGTCCGCTCTCGCGCATCGTATCGAGCTACATCAATCCAGACATGACAGCCATCGACCCGGTATCACACCGGATGGCGCAGATGATGTTCAAGCCGACCGCTTCGAAGGACGGTGCGTTCAAGTTCCATGCGAACAAAGGCAAGGCTCTCGACCCGAACAAAATCCTCGACGAGTTCGTCGGCGACTGGACGGACTTCTCCGACCTGCCGTTCAACCCCGAGCGCGAGAAGAACGTTCGTGACACATCGCAGAAAGCGGAGAACCCGCTTGAGAAGGAAGGGCCTGTCGGCATCTTCTGTCGGGCTTATTCGATCTCCCTCGCAATCGAGACTTTTCTGGCTGACGAGATTGTGCCAGCGGACGATGGCGAAGCCGGGGGTGAACCTCGCTATACGCCTGTCGGATCAACCGGCTCTTCGGGCATGGTCATTTATGATAACGATACATTCATCTACAGCAACCACACATCTGATCCGATAGCCGAGCAGAACGTGAATGCGTGGGACCTCGTGCGCCTCTATAAATTCAACACCGAGGACGAAGACGACGACACACCCATGGCGAAGAGACCGTCGTGGACAAAGATGATGGAGTTCGCGAAGAAAGACCCGGGATACCGTGCGCAAGCGAACGCCGAGAAGTACGCCGCCATTCTCGACTTCACAGAAGACGATGTGGAAGAGGGCGACTTCGAACACGACCGCGACAGCATAGACGTGGAAGAGGACGACAGCGAAGACGTGCAGACGGACGACATCAATGATCTCTACGACGACGAAATCGACGCAGGAGATTCGTCGACTCAGGAGAGTAGCAAAAAAGTTGACAAGAAGAAAAAGAAGAAGACCAAGGCCGCAGATGACGGCATCGAATATGACCCCGACTGGTTCGGCAATCTCGACTTCGATAAGACGGAAGGACTCAAGTCCACCCTCTCGAATGTCCGCAAGATCATCCGCAACGACAAGCGCCTGAAACGCAAGTTTGGGTACAACGAATTTCTGGCCGTGCCGGTTCTCAAGACGACGATCAGGACGCAGCTTCCCGATCTGGCGGATTTCGTCTGCCGGAAACCGAAACGTGGCGGCGACACCCTGACCGACCGACTAGACGACACGATCCGGGCCATGCTCTCCGAGAAGGGCGGCTACAACATCAACGTGACCGACCGGGACATTAAGTCCGGCGTCATGCTGTCGGCCCTTGAGCGCCCCTTCCATCCGATCAGAGACATGTTCTCCCGGTTCGCCGACGAGTGGGATGGAGTCGAACGGCTGCATACCGTAGCTCACAGATACCTCGGCCTGCCGCAGTCCGCGTACAGCGCAGAGGCCTTCACGAAGGCAATGATCGCTCTCGTCGGTCGGCAATTCGAACCGGGGCTCAAGTTCCACAATATGATGGTTCTCCAAGCACCCCAAGGCGGAGAGGGCAAATCGACCTTCACCGAGATAATGGGATTCAAAGAGTTCCATACCGACCTCAACGTGGACCTCGGCGACAACGCCAAAGTGGTCGAAGGCTTGCAGGGGAAAATCATTGCCGAGCTTGGCGAGATGAAGGCCTACAACAAGTCCGAATCGAGCGCCATGAAGGCGTTCCTGTCTCGCAGTGAAGAGCAGGTTCGTGTGGCCTATGCAAAGAACACCATGGAGTACCCACGGCAGTCGATCTGCATCGGTACGATCAACGACGGCGAATATCTCAAAGACCCGTCCGGCGCACGTCGCTATTGGCCAATGCTTGTGACCAAAACCAAGCGAGACCGTATCGACAACCCGGCGTTCAAAAAAGAGTATCCGCAGATCGTCGGAGAGGCCGTGCATGCTTATAGAGCCCTGCGCGAAGAGTGGGGGCCTGACGAAGACCTTCCGCTTGACCTGACTGATCCAGAGTCGATTGAAGAGCATGAGCGCCTGATAGAACTGGTCGAGGTCGAGACCCCGGCTCAGGTTCTGGCTGGTGAGCTTGACGAGTGGGCCTCAGTGCCCGTTCCATTGCACCAGATCGGTTGGGCCTACCGTGGGGAAGATACGAGCTTCCCGGACGATGACGACGACCGTCTGGTCTATCGCACTCGGTCATTCGGCAAAGAGGTCTTCACTCAGGTCATGGGTCGGATCGGCTCGCCGGAGATGATGACACTCAACCAGATCAATGCTGCTGCCGATCAGGCCGACCACTGGAACCGGACGCAGGAGAAGAAGCACTTCCATGGCGTCGGCTCCCAGAAAGAGCTTGTATCGACCTTCGGAAACTGGTCGCCTCGGGAGTTGAAGCAAGGCTTCGCCGAGATCGACAGCCCGAACGCGCCGGACATTGAGGCCGATGTCCCAGACATGCCCAAACACGACGACCTGATCTAAGTCCTGAGAACACGTCCTCTACGCGTCTCTTCTACAGCACGTTTCTACAACACCTGCTCTCAGGCTTTCACTCCAAAAATCGCTGATTCGCACCGGGATTTTATTCCAGTCTTCCAGTCTGGAATACGACTGGAAGACGCTGTGAGGCCTTATTCCACAAGGCGAGTCAGCAAATCTTCCACTCTCGGACCATTTTCAACTCTGGAACCCCAGACTCAGAATCCACCATGACTCAAACACCATATTTTTACACTACTACTCTCTATATTGTTTATAGAATTTAGTGGAAGGTGGAATAAAACAGGAATTTTAGTGTGTGTTTTCAGGAAGTTAAGCAATCTTCCAGTCTGTATTCCAGTCTCTCGACCGGATTGAAAACGGCACAAAATCCTGCAATTTCAAGGACTTGACCCAATTTCGGTCTACCCTCAAGGTCGATTTGCGCGATATGACGATTCTGGTGGATTTGCCCCGGCAGTCGGGCATTCCTGTGTACCGCATGAGGAATATGTTCCTACATGACGCCTGTAGAGCGACAAAATTTTGTAAAAATAGGAAATAAATCCCAAAAGTGCGAGAGTCCGGGGCTCCGCGCACCCCCCGACACGCGAAAAATGGGGGAAGGACCCAAAGCGACCATGTGTTGAGCCCACATGCTGAGGCCCCGCCCATGCGCCCTCTCTACAGCACCCACGCACACTACCACACCACACACCCACGCACCCACAACAGGACAACGCATCAATAGGAAGATAATCCTAGTAGGAATAATGTCCTACACACGCACTCTGCTAGCAGCCTGCATGCACACTGCACAACACACGCACCACCGCACCCACGCACCACCACACCACACGGCAGCCGGTTGCATTAGATGGATTCGATTCAATCCATTGCTATGGAATCCCCCCTGCCCTACACCGTGCCAAGCCATGCGCTATAGGCTGACCGGCTATGCCTCACCCATATCAGCACCCATAAGCACCCATTAACCACCAATCCGATTCTATGATTCGATGTGTTGCCACACACGCCCCGGTACGGTATGGCCTACCCATGGATAAGACGCCCCCCCTACATGCACCCCACCGTATCAGCTACGCTCGCCACTATACCGCCCTTGCCCTCGCATTGGTGGCCATAGGTGGCCTGTTGATTCTAGCTTTTCCTCTATAGAAAGACCCCCTCATGACAGCCCCCGGCTATAGCGTCACACGCACTGCTGACTCCCTTGAACTGACCAGACCAGACGGCACACTAGGCTTCATATGGCTTGGCTCATGTGCCCTGCCCATAGAGGCCGCTATTGACGCCTGCCCAGATGACGCCGCCGCCGTGGCGCTCTTTAACCACTTGCTAACCAACGACGGACAACTGCCTGCGGATTAACCTTTTGTTAAGACGGCCTCGCTATATTGGCCTCATAGAAAAGGAAAAACGCAAATGACTCTCACAGCAATCACAGCATGGACATTCGGGGCAACCGTCACCACGGCAACCCTCGTTTCGTCTTATCTCGCTTGCTTGAACGTCATCGCATAAAGGATCGCCCCAAATGGCCCACACCCTAAAAGACTTGCTCGAATCACCTGTTGGACTCTTCTTTGAAAACGATTGGAAATTCTTCCATTGCGGGCGCTGGTATAGCGTTGTCGCAATCCATGGAATCGATGATTCGACCCGGGCGGAATACGAAGCCGCCCCGCGTACCGTTCGCACCTCATATCGCGAATACCCGAATCAGGGAAAGCCCGGACAACTGAAAGCCCAATTGCCCGAGTCCTTGGTAGTTCATCCAATCGCAATCCCCGGAAAGGGCTAACACATGGCTGACAATAACGTCATTATCGCAATCACCTACGACTCCGATTTGGACATTCGCCAATCTGTTGCTGGAACTGGCGAAGTCGAGACCGTAGGATCATCGCACGTCAAAGGCCAAACTCATTACGTTGTCGCCGGTAGCAGCATTGCCGACTATGCGGAAGCGAACGAGATTGAATCCCTTGAGCGCCGCTATGACAATTTCAAACTGCTAGGCGTTGAGCGTCACGACGTTTCAATGGTCTATCGCTCGCCAACATACAGGCTTTGAACAATGGAAACCCCGAAAGGCCGATGCGTTTGGCCGCGTCTCATGGAAAGAGCAATCATGAAAATCGAATACACCAAGACCGAGTCTTTCGACTCGCCGCACCATTTGCCGGTCGGTTCAATCATCGCCGTGACGTTCCGCAACAAGAATCCGCGCCACCGTCTAACGTACCGGGAACGGGCAACCGGAATGAAAGACACGCGAGTCGTGTACTACCTCAAATGCTCAAACTACCATGAGAACAAGAGCAAGACTAAAATCAAGTGGGTGAACACGGCAACCGGCGCATTCATGGGTAAGGGTTGGCCAGACCGGATCGCCCGACACCCCAAATTTGTTGGCTGGAAAGTGGAACGGAAGGGCAAGAAATGAAAGCATTCTGGCAATGCGTTGCCGACGCAATCGACACCTACTTGAAAGAGGAACACCATGAATAAATTCAAACACCCGGCTAGTGGAATGCTCGCCGCATGCCTTGCGCAACATGAGACACCCGGCGACAACCGACTCAATTCCAGCTTGCCGAAATTGGACATAGGCGAGACGATACGCCTTGCAGTTGAGATGCTGGAACATGAGCGAAACAAACCGACTCAATCGCTGGAAATGACGGCTAGTGAGGTTAACACGCTATGGGTTGCCCTTGCCGCCGCTGCAACCCAATTCACAGAAAAAGAAAATCTCGATAATGCCGAGTCAATGCTTGAACGAATAGAGCGGATGCGCGAAAACGAGGAATGACAGACAAACGTACCGCAGCAATTGAATCATGGCGTCGGCATTTGGGGATGACACCCCCAAAGCCGCCCGCCGCTATGATGGCCCTGCCGACTATACAAGAGCCGCCACGGGGGCAATTGAAGCCCCGGCAAGTTCGCACCCGCAATCGCTTTTACAAGGGCACACCGTTGACCGCAGCGCCGGACGTTGAACGCACGGCAGGACTCCGAGCCATTGAGCAAAACCGCCCCGGCACGGTTCCGGTTGATTGCCTAGCCGAAGCGCTGGACGATTCAGACCTTGTTAACCAGTTGCCCGAGTTCGCTTGCCCGGATCAGGAAATTTTGGAAATGTGCGAGCCGTTAAGGCTTTGGTAATATCTGGCTGTCATAGTGTCTCTATCGAAACAACGGAGACGAAAAGACATGACCCGCGAAGACCTGAAAAACTGGAATGACGAAATCAAACGCCAGCGCGAAGCCACCATGCGCCGCACAATGCTTGCTAACCTCAAATCCGGTCGCAACCTTCCGGGCGGTCTGCCGTCATGGCGCAAGGAGTCCAACTAATGGCAACCGAAATTGCGGGCGGCATACGCTCAAAAATCTGGCAAGACTCAATGGGGCACTACATCGTGACGCAAGGCCCCGCGTCAGTCTACATGCAAGGCGATGACGCCCTAGCCTTTGGTGAACAATTAGAAGCTATCAGAAAGCGCCCCGGCAACTGGATTGAGCATGCCCACATGATCGACCGACTCGCCGATGACTATTCGCACCTGATGGAAATCAAGCCCCCGGAAATGATTGGGAGCGGACTCTAAAAAAGTGGATTCTGGTAACTCTTTGTTAATCCGCCATTGCTATATTGCAGTCATCGAAACAACGGAGACGCAAAACAATGACCTTTCAAGAAACCCTCTCAATTTACCTCGCACTGAACAACGGCAATGAAGAAATGGCGCTGATTGAAATGTCACGCGACCTTACCAAAACAGGACTTTAAGACCATGAGAACCGCACTTGCAGCCCTTGCGATATTGATCGCAACCACAACCACCGCAACCGCTGGCAACGCCCCCTACCGGCTGGAAATTTACGAAAACGGCCCGCGCTGGCAAACCGTCATGATCGCAATTGAGTTCAACGACTCGGCCTCATGCGTTCGCGCCATGCAAGCGATTTGGGCACGTGCCCGCATGGTGGTGAAAACCTATGACACAAAAGAAACCGTTAACGTTGTCGATGCGGCATGCGTTCCAAACAAAGGCGACTTCTAATGCACGATCTTGCAACAATCATCACCCCGGACATGGTCGAGTCCATGCTCTGGAATGTCACCGACAACACCGACACGGATTCCGAAACTTTCGATTGCATGACGTTTTGGTTTCACGATGGCTCATATTTGGGCACGTGTTCAACTGGCCGGGGCTTCTCCCAATGGGGCGACGGCAGCTACAATGACGAATTTGAAGACACGTTAACGGATTGGTCATCTTTGCCGGATACACTCAAAAATCATGTGATTGGCCGCGTCCGCGAAGGCTATCGCGATTTCATTGCAGAACATGCCGACACCGCGCCGGACATTTTGCGCAACCTGATAATGGGAGACTACGAATAATGTTGCCGAAACCAAAAGAGAGCCCCGAATTTCAAGATTTCCTGCAAGCGTATTTGCATTGCGCGTTCTGGTCATCGACTGTTGAGAAGGGCGAAACCGACTCCGAAAACCCCGACGATTGGGAGACGATAAACCTTGATGACGAATACGCCCCGGACGCCCTAGAACCGGAAGCGCTGGAAATGCTGGAGTCTATTGCCCACGTCTTTTTCTGTGACGTGTGGTGCTACCTTGCGGCCATAGCAGACCCGGACAAACCGGAATACGAATATAAGGGTAAGCTGGAAGGCTCGACAATCTGGGGCATGGCCGGTCACGATTTGTGGTTGACTAGCCAAGGCCACGGCGCGGGCTTTTGGGATGGCGACTGGCCAGACCCCTATGGCGAAATGTTCACCGACAAGGCCGGACGTTCCGACGTGAATTTCTACATCACGGCAACCAACGAAATCGGAATCGGCTAACACAATTTTAACACCTTGCCGCTATGGTGGCACTGTACCAACAAAAGCAGGACAAGCTAAAGCCTGCACAACACGAAAGCCTAACAGATGACCAAAAAAGCAAACGGCTATGACTGGAATCGCGTTACCAAGATCGCGGAGTCCACGCCGAAAGGAATCAACACCAATCACCGCAAAGAAGACCACTTTTACAAAGAGTGGGCGCTTGTCGGATTGAATGACAAACGGGAGATTCACAAGTTCATTGATATTCGGTTTTATGGCTCGGGCAGCGTGGTCTATTGCTGTGTTTGGGTTCACGATGGCCGGGAAGACAAGGGCATGCCGTACCTATCCGGCAGCGCCAAAGCGGGCGGCTATGGCTACCACAAGGAGTCCGCAGCAATGGAAGCCGCGTTGAACGATGCGGGCTTTACGTTCGCCGCACATTTCGGCGGATGTGGGGACTCCGCGATGCGCGTTGCCCTTGAGGCCATCGCCCGCAAAGCGAAAATTCGCAAGGCAACAATCATGGTTGCCCATGGCTGACTCCATCTCAACGCGGGCCATACGCGCCCGCCTATTCGCACAACCCACACAACAGGAATTAGACCAATGCCCCGCACCTACGAAACAACCGTTTTCGAATACCGCGAACTATCAGACAAAGCCAAAGCCCGCGCCCGTGATTGGTATCGGGAAGGCGGCTTCCATTACGATTGGTGGGACTTTGTCAAAGCAGATTTCACCACGATTCTAGCCATGGCAGGCATGCACGAAATCACTGACATTTCGTTTAGTGGTTTCTGTTGCCAAGGCGACGGCGCAAGTTTTACCGGCACATATTACGGGCGCGGCGATGCACTCAAAGAGATTAAGGCCCACGCACCACAAGACAAGCGCTTGCATGAAATCTTTGAATCATTTGAAGCGCTGACACTGGCACTCGACGGCCCGTGTGGCGCGGAAATCACCCGGCCATATGGCGGGAACTATGTGCATGAATGCACGATGTACGTTAACGACGTGTGGCGCGGCAACCGTGACGAATCCATGTCAGACGATGACTCCGGGCTCGCAATGGAAATGCTGCAAGAGGTTTTGCGCCGACTCGCGAAGTGGTATTATGACCAGCTTGAGAAAGAGTGGGACCACCTCAATTCTGATGACGCGATTGCGGAGTCTATCGAGGCCAACGAATACGAATTTCATATGGATGGAAGGCGGGCCAGCACGTGAGTCTTCCGTCCGACGATCTAACCGACGCGGAACAAGCAAGCTACATTGTGCAAGTCTACCTTGTCCGAATCCTGCTTTGTCTGATACCCGTTGCCGCTGGCGTCTTGATCTACTACCGGGGTGTTAGTTCGCTGGCCATGTTGGCCGTTGCTGCTATCATCGTAGCACTTGCCCGCCCTGCCCGCGTCTGATTGAAAGCCAGACCCCGACCAATTGAAAGCCCCGGCCATCGTGCCGGGGTTTTTGCGTTGCACGTGTGCAGCACAAACGGGCTTGCGTTACAAATTAACCGTTTCGTGCAACACAACTGGACTCCACGTTGCCTGCCGTGGCAGTCACATGGGTGCGGAATGACCGCCCCAACAGTCAAAGGAGTCCCAAATGACAACCCTAGCAATTCCCGTTGTGGCCTTGTGCCATGCCCTCGCCCCGTCCGATTGCGTTGACCACTCCCCCGGCGTCGGTGCCGTGCCGTTGCCCGTCTGCAAGCAAATGGTCAATGATCGCAAACCGTCCGCGCAATCCTACATCATTGACCAGCGCGGCTTTGGCGTTTTCCTGATGGCCAAAGGCCGCTGCAACGTCATCGGCGGTGCCCCGGCAATTCCTGACTTGTGGTGGATCGACCCGAACGGGAGCTTGCCGGTCGAATAGGCCCCACGCCGGTCGAAATGCACCCGAACGGGAGCTTGCCGGTCGAATATCTGATATAGCGCATAAAATCGAGTTATACGGTTTACCGCATAAACTTGTTAGAACTGGCCCGCCCCGTGCGGGCTTTTTCATGTCTGGATTGCCGCGCCAAGTGCGGACTCCACAACATACCTTTTAAGGGATATTACAGGGCGCAACATACCATTAACGGTATGTTAGGGTTACTGAGTCAATCAGCTTGCCCCGCGTGGCCGTCAGGTTCTATACATACGTCGAACCGTGTCGATGTCTGGTTCTATACATACGTCGATGCCCCAACCTTACTTTGCGCCCCTAGTTGGGACTCATGCGCAGGCTACTTTGCGGACCTAGTTGGGACTCAAGTGCAGACGCCTGACAGGCCGACGAAAGACAAGAACGGAGATCGACGATGTCAGACTGGCGATACCACAAGGGCCTTCCCTACAAGATGGACAAGCTGACCGGTGGTTGGTACTCCCCGATGCTGGATAAGACCAAGTCAGAGGGTGCAATGCAGGCCAAGATCGAACGCTTCCTCAAAGAGGTCACTCCGATGCTTGGCGAGCGGGCTATCCTGTTCGACGGAAACGGCGCTGGCGGCGACTGGAACCACTGCCGGGTCATCGCACAAGCCCCATCTCTGAATGCCATGCACAGGATGTTCTACATCCGATTGTCGAAGAACCGCAGCAAATTCTACGAGAACTCGCCGGAGTACATGCGGACGATGGCCGGAATGCTTTTACCATATTCCAAGAGGCTGGTTGACAGTTTGCGGAAATTCGACGAACTTCAAGAACAGATCGTGGAGCAACAAAAGGCCACACGATCCTTGGTGTCGGAACTCAGAGACGACGTGAAGGACCTCCCACTGGACCGCCTGTCACCAGAGTTCGACCTGTAGACGATGTAGGCAGCGGGGCGCTGCCGGGGCATTCCATCGTCTACCCGCTCCGAGGCCTGCGGTTTGCAAGTGCCGCCGCCTCGGAGCCACCACCAAATGCTCATTAGAAATATCACCATTTGCCTATTGCAATCGTTAATTGGTTAATGTAGCTTCTCCGCCGTCAGGAGAGCGTGGTCCCCCACGGAAAGCCGGATCGTGAATCGATTTTCGATATGCGATTCGGCTTTTGGCTTTTCAAAACAAGCTGAGCGATTCACCATATCGAAATTCGAAACAAGCTGAGCGACTTGACAGGGGTAGACAAGCTGAGCGGTTTCAGTCTACAGATTTCCACCAACGATGAATAAAGGATTGCCCCATGGGACAGAAGCCTCTTACTGACGCCGAATGTATCGAAGCCTTCCAAGCCGTGCAGACTTTCGGGACCCAAACCAACGCGGCCATCGCCATGGGCATTCCTCGGGCCACTTTCCAAAATCGGTACAACAAGTATTTCTCCCGCAATCTCGACCACCGCTATCCAGATGGCATCGTAGTCCCCGGACAGGAAATCAAATCCGAAAGCCACCAACTCGATTCCGATGGCAACATCAAGAGTTCGTCGGTCAAAACAGACCGAGCGAGAGACGATCTCGCCGACATTCCCGAGGGTCACACCGTCAAGGGCATCTCCACTCTGATCGACGGCAACGGCAACACGATCCAAACGTGGTACAAAACAGTCATCGACCGGGACAACGCCGAGAGCGCCGTCGAGTCAATTCAAGATGCGTTCAAGGATTGGAAACGTCCGAATTTCAAAATAGCTGAGCCAGTCGATTTCTCCGCCGACACGACCTGCCTCTATCCGCTTCCCGATCTGCACCTCGGCCTTTTCGCTTGGGGCAGTGAGACTGGCGAAGATTGGGATGTCCCGATTGCCATTGACGCCTATCAAAACGGCATGGGTAGAATCAACGCAGCGAGTCCGGCTTCGGAAAGCGCCATCATTCTGGGCGGCGGCGATCTGCTGCATGCCGACAACAGCGAGAACCGGACCATGAAGTCTGGCAACACGCTCGACGTGGACACTCGCTACTCCAAGGTTCTCGGCAAGGCCGGTGAATTGCTGGTCTATCAAATCGAACTGGCGCTGACCAAACACAAGACAGCCCACGTTCGCATTCTCCCCGGCAACCACGACGAACACTCTGCCATCGCCATGACATGGTTCCTCCATGCGTGGTATCGGGATGTGGATCGCGTCGTCATCGACACGGACCCGTCGCTGTTCTGGTGGTTCGAGTTCGGCAAGACTCTTCTCGGCGCGACGCACGGTCACGCTGCCAAGCTGATCGACATGCCGATGATTATGGCAGCCCGGATGTCCGAAGCATGGGGTCGCACCAAGCACCGTTACGCGCACGGCTTCCACGTCCACCACAAGACGCAACGTGTCTTTGAGGCCGGTGGGATCGTCACGGAGAGCCATCAGGCTCCTACGGCGCAGGATGCGTATCACCACCAGCACGGCTATCTCGCCGGTCGGTCGCTGTCGAGCATCACGTATCATCGTGAGAACGGGGAAATCGGTCGGGCGCGTATCACTCTCTGATCTACTTTTGTGCATCAAATTTATCATATGATCTACAATTGCGTATCATATGATAAGCTGAGCGATAGTGCGGGCAAGCCCGTAAACGGATTAACCATCGTGCGAAAGTGCTGTTGACTTATATTACACAGAATATAGTGTCGAACGCATGACCCATTTCGACCCCCCGAAGAAACGCCGCCCGTGGTTCCCGATCTACGGAGTATCATTTGCTCTGGCAATTGTCGCTCTGCTGATTCTCACCGGTTGTAAATCAACGTCCGGCTATCAGCCGTACAAATGCAACACATGCGTTGGACCCTACGACGTGTCTCTCACCAGCCATCGCGAAGCTCTTTATGGAAAGAAACCGCTATGAAACTCTTCAAACGAAAGATGCGTGTGGGCGACATCGTCATGACCGTAGACTGTCGAGGGTGCATGGCCGAGGATCACCAGTTCGTCCACGTCGCAATGGTAGAGTCTTTCGAGTACCGGAAAATTCACGGAAGCTGGCTCAGCCAAGACAAGATCGCAATAATGGCGATCCTGAAAGATGGCACGTCCGGCGATTGCAGGGATCGACCTATGGGGACTCAAGACGAGGTGGTGGGCAACGGGCAACTGCAACACATCGCCGGAAACTTTTGGGTGAGGTACAAGTGATGGCAAGCCTCGACATGTTCCCCGTTTCTTTTATCGCCCATCTGATTACAACTCACGACAGCGAAGAATCTCTCGCAGAAAGTTTGACCACTATGTCTTCCATGAGCAATGCCGCCGATTGGCCGCAAGGTGTCACGCCGCGCATCAAGTATATTTGCGACAGAGCTAGTGCCAATTATGACGAGGGCGAGATGGTTCAAGTCGTGGGCCTGCGAGACGAACCACACATGCGGTCCCCTGCCCTGACCGTCGCATCCTTGGACCGAGACAGGCGCAGAGAAGTACCCACAGAAGATTTCCTCTACCACTTCTCGGTCTACGTACCGGAAACACCCGAGGTGACGATCACCAGTTATGAAATTGATCCTGTGACGGGTCTATCGAAACGGGAACAGGAACTGTGGACAATGCTGAGCGAAGAGGCCAGCGAAGTGGCGCAAGCCTGTCAGAAGATTCTCCGGCACGGTCCGTTCTCATTCCATCCGAAAGATCCTTCGACCAACAACATGACTTTGCTGCGCAACGAACTGCGTGACGTGGCGACTTTGGTTGAGCAACTGGATCACGGGTACAGCGCCGATCTCGGGTACTTCACGCCCGACGAAACCGAGCGCAACTGGGAACGTAAACTGATCTACACTCACCACCAAGGAAACAAGAAATGAGCAACGCTCTGAAAATCTATGCGCCCTCCAATCTCCCGGGACCTCAGTTCCAATCTGCCGGTATCCGACACGTCTACAACTACCGAGGCGCACGGCCCCACGGTACGCCGGGGTCGATGATCCTGCCAGTGATGTACGACAGACCGCCGACCGAGATGCCAACGGAGCATTTTGATTCACTGCCGGTGCATCGGACCGAGGTCAAAGACGACGAAGGCTCTGTCCGGCACGTGTGGTTGCTTGATGACGACCCCGGTGTCGGTGAGAATGCGCCAGACTGGCAGAACGTCAAGCCAGAACACTATGCGGCAAACCTTAGCGGATACGAGAAAGACACTCTCGTCGCGATCCACGAAGGCCTCACCGGGGACTGTGGCGGGGCTGCGTTCAGCCAAGTCGTGGAAGTCCTTCGCAACCGTCGCCTGCTGTCACCAAGGGCGTTGCACGTCACGCTCAAGGGTGAAGAGCTTGTCAACTTCCTCAAGCAGGGGTAGCCTGTCGCCGTTGAAACGAAACCAAGGATACGATTATGACTCACAAAACCCTCAGATACCTGTGCGGCGCTATCGGCGTGGCAGCCATCCTCGCTTCGTGTTCCGGTCCGGCCTACGCCCAACAGCGCCCGATCTGTGACACAAAAGTGAAAATGGAAGCGCACCTGTTGAAGAAGTACAAGGAAGAACCGGCAGGCGTCGGGCTACATCAGTCCGGCAAGTTCGCGTTCCGACTGTACGTCTCTCCGAAGGGCACGTGGACGTTCGCTCGCCTTAACCCTAACGGAACAATGTGCTTGATGACTGCCGGTAAAAACTGGCAGACAAAGGCACCGCCGAAAGACACTGGCGACAAAATTTAATCGGAGCCTCGCTCCCCTGATCGGAAAAATACTATGAATCATAATGACCCCAGAATCGACAAAGCGATGGACGCCCAACTCAAAGCCCTCGGTCGAGAAGACGGACGGCCCGAAGCCTACGCAGTGCCGGTCGCTCCGCAGAACAAAGGCTACCGATGCGCCGCTTGCGCGAACGAAGGTCATACGGCTCTCCACCCGCACGGTAAGGTGGCAATGCTGTCCCCCATCTACACAGCGTCTCAGCAGGCAGAGTTCCTTTGTACTGAGAAGCATCTTCCTCGCGACGTAGTGATCTACGATCCGATGACAAACAAGTGCCGTGACCTGAATGGCAACGAATGGACAGAAGGCGCTCCGTTGAGCGTGATGCCGGTCGTTGACGGCGAAACTGTTTCGGGCAAGCCGGAGACCCAACATTGAATCGACTGATCTCATTTGGAATCGACTGCGCCATTTCATTTATGGCGTGGTTTCTTATTCCTGAGCCAAACATCCTGATAGGACATCCTGACAATGACCCTGATCTGCTACACACCACGTCGCTTCCAGAAGCGAACACAGAAGATTATCGACCAAGCTGCCGAAATCCTGACGGAGTACACTGACGAGCCGCTATCGCTTCGCCAGCTATACTATCAGTTCGTTTCGCGTGACCTGTTCGCCAACCGGCAGGCCAACTACGACCGGCTCGGAGACGTGATCTCTAACGCCCGTCTGGCCGGGTTGATCTCATGGACCGCTATTGAGGATCGCGAGCGCACATGCCACACGGCATATGTGCAGGACGACCCGGAAGCTGTTCTCGACAATATCGCTGCGCACTACGCGCCAGACCGTTGGGCCGAGCAAGACAACTACGTCGAATGCTGGATCGAGAAAGCCTCTCTGGTCCGCTCCATCCAGACTCCTTGTGAGAAGTGGGACGTGCCGTTCATGGCCTGTAAGGGCTACGTGTCGTCTTCGGAAATGTGGCAAGGCAGTCTTCGGTTCCGCCAAGCCATGCGAGCCGGGAAATCGTGTCACCTGATTCATCTCGGAGACCACGACCCGAGCGGTATCGACATGACCCGCGACAACCTTGACCGCATGGAAGTGTTCGGCGCGGACATCGAAATTCACCGGATCGCCCTGAACATGGATCAGGTTCGGAAACACAACCCGCCGCCAAACCCGGCCAAGCTGACGGACAGTCGCGTGGGTAACTACATCGACAACTTCGGCGAGAAGTCATGGGAGCTTGACGCCCTGACTCCAACGATCATTCGCGAGCTTGTCGAGAAACAGATTCTCGAACTGATCGACATGCCGGACTGGGAAAAGAAATCCAGTGAAGGGCAGGCCGATAAAGAAATGTTGCAATGGATTGAGATGAACTCCAACAAGGTGTTCGACTTTGCTCGCAACGAAATCGAATTTGAGGACGAGGGATAATGGCCAAGATCATTCTCACTCGCTCGTGGAAGAACGGGACTGACGAGCCGGTACTGGTCAACACGAAGTATATCGTGTCGGCTTGCCCGGCCCCTCAGTCGGCACATTCTATCGTTCACGTGGAGTATCTACATCACCCGTACTGGGTGAACGAGACAGTCCATGAGATCGACAAAATCATCTCCCGGGCCGAAAACCCAGAAAACAAGGAATCCTGACAATGACTAACGTAACCCCCATCGGCGAAGGCCGGACCGACGCCCAGATGTCGGACAAGACTGTTCTCGGCATGCCACCCTTGCCGGAATACTACGCCAACAACGAACACCTGATTGAGGCTCTGCCGCAGGCCGGTGAAAACCATTTGTTCGTCCCCGCTGAGTATCCGCTATCAATGGAACTAATCAACTTGGCTGGTCAGCAGCTTCGACAGGCGCTCGATCTAACGATTGATCCACCTGCGATGGACGCCACAACCGAGTCCAACATTGAAGACGCGTGTGCGCTGCTCTCTACGACCTGTCACGGCCTGTCTCGGGCTTGCGGTTGGTATCACAACCCCGCGACTATGCAGCCTCTCCCCAGTCGAAATACCGGAGAGCAATTCATGCTGATAGTTTCGGAACTATCTGAGGCAGATGAAGCGATTCGTTTGAATCTCCAAGACGACAAGCTGCCGAAGTTCTCCGGGTTTGACGTTGAGATGGCGGACACATTGATTCGCATCTTTGACTTCGCCGGTCGGATGGGTCTGGACATCGGCGGTGCGATTGTCGCGATTCGCCGCGACTATCAGATGCTTCTTGACGAGATGGTTCTGGCCGAGCGTGATGCTGACGCTGACGACTCTGTGATGGCTATCGTGAACAAGATTTCGGAAGCCATGGAAGGCGACCGGAAGCAGATCACCAACTCTGTTCTGTACGACCGTCTCGAAGTGGAAGTCGCATTGGCGAAAGCTGTGATGCACATCTTCACGATGGCAGCACGTGCGCAAGCCAACTTCGGTCTGGCCATGGCTGCCAAATTGAAGTTCAATTCGACTCGGGCAGACCACAAGCCGGAGAACCGGATCAAGGATGGCGGCAAGTCGTATTAACCACCCTGCATTTTATGCCTTGTCAGTTTCGCGCTGACAGGGCATAAGTACCCCATCGAAATGCCTCAACCTCTTGACAAGGATCAATACCATGGCGAAAGCCCCCAAAAGTAAATCTGCCCCAACAAAGACTTCTTCCAAATTCCTGAACATGGCTGCTGCTACTGCCAGCATGGGCGCAATGCTCGCCGCAGGATTTGGCCAAATCACTGCGCCGATGCGCAAGGCTGAACAGTCTGCCGAAGAACTGGCTGCTGCCATCAAAGCCTCACGTGCCGGCCCACAGCGCGTCCCTCACGTATTTATGCCTGCCCATCAGACCAAGCGTCCCGGAATGGAACTTGTCTACGTCGGAACCGACGAACAGGTCCACACTCACGCCGCAGGCAATCGCCGACATGATCCGCTCCGATACAAGGTCCCCCTTCGCGTGATGACATACGTCAGCAAGGGTTGGAACTACGCTGTTGATGGCAGTCGCTTTGACGCCAAAGGGCGTGTGCGGCCCAAACCATCGTTCGATGTGAAGCCGCTGGCCGACGCGTACAAAGCTCGCGCTGCCGCTGCATGAATTTTGATACCCCGGGACGATTTTCGTTACCCGGGGTTGACCTATCCTGAAATTTGTAAACTGAGAGAACTGATATGACCAAAGAACATCCCGCATCCGAGACCGGCGCACAACGCGAAAAGATGGCGAACCTGCCATACGATCTGCTTCCGATGGAAGAAATGATGGAAGCCTATGCTCGAGTCGCTGAACACGGCGCTGAGAAGTACGCTCCGTGGAACTGGTCGAAGGGTCTGGGCCAACGTCAGATCATGGGTTCACTCTTTCGCCATCTCCGTGCGTATATGCGCGGCGAGGATCGCGATCTCGACAAGCATCTCCCAGACGGCACGATTCAGAAAGGCAGCGGCTTGATGCACACTGACCACATTCTCTGGAACGCCGTCGCACTCTCGCACTCTGTCCATTGGAACATCGGTGACGACCGACGTGCCGAACCGGATCGCGACTACAAATCGAATCCGGCTGACGTTATGGCCGAAGCCCTCGGCGAGCCGGTCAACGAACAACTCCGTGCGTATTGCGAGACAGACGTAGAGAATTTCGCGTGTGATCTCTCGTCGCTCGAAGATCGCATCATGAAACGCTTGGCCAACGAAGCTGTCGAAATGATCTTCAAGCCTCGTCAAGAGGGCAAGACTGACGGACTGCTGTCCGGTCTCTTCCCAAACATGGGATTTGCCAGCGGCGGGTATGTCGGGCGAGGGGATTCGATCCCACCGATCCTGCATCCGAACGAGGTCATGGTTCCTCTCTCCGGCTGGACCAACGAAAGCCCCGAAGAGATTGTTTTCTACGCTATGACGGAGATAGACAAGGCCCAAGAGACGTTGAAGAAGTGGCCGGAAGGAATACAGCGGACCTTCAATTCTTTTGTCCGTGACCTCGCGTTTAACAAGGGTCAACGCCCGTCAGAGCCGAAGTCGGTAAGGGAACTCCTTGTTGACGATTCGGTGATGCTGAGCCAGAAGAAAAAATTCCTTCGCCTCGCCCGCCAATTCAATTGCGGAAACGACGACGGCATCTGGAACGTCGAGTCTCTTGTGATGCACGTTGTCGCCAACCTCGTTGACGAGCGGGGCCAGTTCCACATGGCCGGTCAGTTGATGAACTCGTACCGAGCAGTTGACCCCGGCAGCATGGTTGGGATCACGGCCAACAACGTTCAGTTGGAAGCCAAACGCGTAGCACTGATCGAACAGCACTACGACAGCAGTTCGATAGGCATGGACCTTGGTTGGGACTCTGACACGGACCCGTTGCACGTCCAGTGGCTGAAACTGTTGGCACCTAACACCGGAGAGTTCGAAGGCGACGGTGTTTATATCGCCGGTCCGATGCGCGGTTACGAAGAGTTCAACTTCCCGGCATTCCACGCCGCCGAAATGCGGATGATTTTGGGCGGCTGGAATCCATTCAACCCGGCTCGCCGGGATGTCGAACGCCACGACGGCGTGGACATCTCCAAAGGCAATGTCAACGGTGACGAGTCGAAGGCCGCAGAGGATCATGAGTTCAGTCTGCGCGATGCGCTCGGGGAAGATTGCGAGTGGATTTGCCACGAGGCTGATGCTATCGTAATGCTTCCCGGTTTCGCAGAGAGCAAAGGCGCACGAGCCGAATTGGCTCTGGCGGAAGCTCTCGGCCACACTACAATGTATCTGAGCCACGACGCTCAGCTATCTACCACGGAGAAATAGGACCATGATATTCTACGGAGTAAACAACGAATTTTTTGACCTCAAAGGCGATGCTGAAAAGCGTCGTAAGGAACTCAGCCTGCCGCCAACCGCGACAGAAAAATTCGACATCAAGAACGCCAAAGAACTGGTGCCATTCTTGAACGAACTCATGGCCAGCACAGGGGGCAGTTCCCCTATGGACGTTGAGCCCGGAACTGGTGCTGAGATATTCGGTGATCCCGACGATCTGATTGGCGGAGATGAAGAAGACGAGCGCCCACCGGCATACGACCCGACGTATCTCGTCAGTGATGAAGAGAAGGCTACCCGGAAAGACGAAGCTGAGGCTCTTCGGACCGTGGCTGCCAACAACGACGATCTGATCTGATGGCCGATACGTCTGTAGCCCGCGATCAACTACGATCCATAATCGAACGCATCGAGCGACTCGAAGAAGAGAAGAAGGCAATCGCCGACGACATCAAGGAAGTGTATGCCGAGGCGAAGGGCAATGGTTTCGACACCAAAACCCTGCGCAAGGTTGTCTCACTCCGCAAGGTGGAAGCCAGCGAGCGGACCGAACAAGAGGCCATGCTTGACCTCTACATGTCGGCTCTCGGCATGCTGCCGTCCGGCTTCATCCCGGAACAGGGCATGGACCCTGCCGACATCTACGAGGCTGCTGGCGGCAAGTTCGATCCAGAGAAAGACATCGACGACGACGAATTGGACGATCTGATATGACTCTGATCGACGTTATCCAGAACCAGCTTGACGACGGCACGATTGCGGCATTGAACATTGCTGTGACCGAAGACGGCTTTCAGGTCAGCACTCGTACCAGAGCATCGACAGGCTGGCAGTGTTGGATGGCTGCGAAATTGGAAGTCGCTCTTGCACTGGCGCTCGAAGGCGACCAGACCAAAGTGTGCGCCGTCTATCAGGAAGCCAGAGCCGAGCGTGAAGCTCAGATCGTGGCTGACCGGGAACCCGCGCCAACAACAGATTACACTCAGGATGACCTCATATGACCGGCACGAATCTCTATCTCGGCGACTGTATGAAAGTTATGGCCCTGTTCGAGGATGGTTGCATCGACACAGCCGTCTTCGACCCGCCATACAAGACAATTGGCGGTGGCACACCGGACGACGCTCGCAGGCCGACAGGCGTCCTTGAGTCGAACGACACGTCCATGGGGATCACCCACAACACCATACAGCCGGAAACGTACCTGCCGGAGCTTCATCGCGTCCTCAGAGAGCAGGCACACGTCTACATGATGACGAACTTCCTCGGCCTCAAGAACGGCCTCATGGCGAAGGTTATGGCCGCAGGCTTCGAGCTTCACAATCTGCTCGTCTGGAAGAAGAACAACGCCACACCGAACCGTTGGGGTATGAAGAACGTCGAGTACACGCTGCTCGCCCGGAAAGGGAAAGCGTTCGCTCTGAACGACGCAGGATTCAAGACAGCGGAAGAGTTTGACTTCCCCATGGATCACAACAATCCGAAGAGCCCAAAGAGCCACCCGACTGAGAAGCCGGTATCTTTGATGCAAACGTACATAGAGAACAGCACAGAGCCCGGTGAGACGGTTCTTGACCTCTTCATGGGTTCAGGGGCCACCGGAGTAGCTGCACAGGCCTGTGGGCGCAAATTCATAGGCATAGAGATGGACCCGAAGTATTATCGGGCTGCCCAGATTCGCATGGGCTTCGACGACGTGATCGCGTCACACGACGACATTATCTGATAACAGGTTTGTGATAGTTTCAGGGGCTTGCCCGTACTAGGGTGGTCTTTTGGGGGCTTGCCCGCATTAGCGCTTGCGCAGTTCTTGGAGAATCGCTTCGAGAGTTTCGCCTTGCTTGCTCAACGTCTTGTCGAGAGCGACGAACTTTTCTTCCAACCGAATAACCTTGCTACCGTCTGAGCGGTCGCTGAGTTCCAGCCGGTTGACGATGCCTTTGAGATCGGTGTGCTTTTCGAGAATGTGATCGACTTGTGAATCCAGAGTCGAAGCCCACCAAACCCCTGTGACCATCTGGCCGAGAAGGACGATAATCAACGCCAGCGGTACGCGTCTGTCGAGGTGCCATTTGCTGTCGTTGGGTGTGTTGGCCATTGGGGTAGTCTCGTCGGTTGAAGGTATCCACACATAGGAAAATCTTCCCTGTGGCGTCAAGCTATTTTTCGTTGACTGTAGTCGGTTTTCTCTTCGGTCGAGCCGTCAAAGCCACCTTCGACAACTCCGCCCGGTACTCGTCGTACCAAGTCACTTTGTTGTCATTCAGCTTCGAGCATTCTGCCAGCAGCAGACGATGCGTTGTGAGGGCTTGCCGGTAGTTCCCCTTGCCGTCCCACTCAGGACACTTCTTCGCGATCTCGGCAGGCATAGCCGCCAAGTCAGGGATCACCGCAACCTTACCGGATGTCGAGCAACCGCCTACGAACATCAGCAGGGATATTGAAATTGCACTGACCGTTTTCATTTGTAATCTCCGGGGTGTTTTGAAGCTGCCGTTGCAGGTCAGCCGCTTTGACGCGAAGAGACTCAAGCTCGTTCTGCGTCGTCGTGGATAGTTGAGCGGCACGTTGAAGAGCTTTCCGAGCGGCATCAGCCTGACGGATTTTCTCTGCATCGGCAGCCTGTTTGTGTTCAGCATGGCACTTGAGAGATGCTTCCCGTGCGGCGTCATGTCGCTGATACCAAGTCCAACCACCGAAGGCGAAAACCGCCATCAGGACCAGACCCGGAGTCGAAGTCAAAAAGCGAGTGAGCCCGCCCTTTAATGCGAATGTGGAAATGGCCGTAATCATCGGGACATGTACTCCCCGGAGCGGTGTTTCTCCATACGGTTCTTGCTGGCCTTCCATGCCTTGAACAGGACGTAGCCACCAACTGCGGCAAGTCCGTAAGGCCACCACTGACCGATGAAGTCTTTGACAGGGTACAGAGCCGTAGTGAGTTGGTCGATTGGGCCAGTGAATTTCTCAGTCGCAGCCGTGACCTTTTCTCCGGTCTTCGTGATCTGATCGAGAACAGATCCACCGACTCCAACCGCACCGATTGCCTTACCGGCGTTGCCGAGACTGTCGGCACGTTCCATGTCTGTGGAGCCTGAGTCACGTAGGTCCTGAGCAGTAGCGTTCTTGCGCTCTGGCGCGACGTAGCGCTCTTCGGATTTTGCCAAGGCCGCAAGGAACTCGTCGTCGATCTCTGGGATCGTCGGCAGTTCGTTGTCGTTCCTGAAAGCCAACACAGCGCCAGCGGACCGAGTGCCCCAACGTCCGTCAGCCGTGCCGACCTCGTGGTAGCCTTTGTCGCGAAGCTGTCGCTGAACCATCTCGACGACCGCGTGGTATGAACCATCGTGGAAATCGGCTTCTGGCCCACGGAACTTCTCGCCAGCCATTGCCCGGGCGTACCGGATGGCAGCTTCAAATTCTTTCGCAGTCGCAGCCATCTCAGCGAACGAAGATTTGTCGCCCGGGTTCACTGTCCGACGTGCGTTGTGATAATCTGATTTGGTTTCGTTGACGTAAGTTTCCAGAGCCTTGCCGGTGAAATCACCTTTCATCGTGTCGCCCTTCGTCATGCCTTCGATCATTATGAAAGCAGAAATCTGGGGGTCCATGACGTGGTCCGGGTTCTGGTGGATGTCTTTGCCGAACTCGGCAAGAACAGCGTCACGCAAGCGACCCTTGTGGTTGTACTCGTGAGTCAACTGGACATCGCCAGCGCCAACCCAATTGTATCCATTCTGCTTGCGCCAGTACGGGGTTTTCACCCAACGCAACTGACCTTTCTTGAAGGCATTTTCGAGACGCGCAGCAGCCTGCGAACGGTTCCGAGCGAAGGTCTCGTAGACCGGCTGCATGCGAGCGCCGGTTTCTTTGTGGTCTGTCGCGTAGACGTAAGCCAGAGCATTGTCGAGGCCGGTGCCGTACTTCTCCCAAGCCTTACCGATACGGATAATGCCTTTGAGTTGTTTCGAAGTGAGCTTGCCGCCGAAGACGGTTTTTCTCACGCGGTCTGCTACGATTCCGTAATCCATGACGGTGCATCCTGTCAGGTTGTCAACATATAGATGTACTTTCTAGTGCAAAAGTTAATCTATGTCTATCCCTTAACCGACTCCGCCCGGTGACGTGCCGCCTGTGCTGTGGTTGGCCGGAGTGGCATACGTGTACGCAGCATCACCAGTGCCCGGAAGGCGCTTGATGTGAAGCTCGATCTGAGCGAGTTCAGCCTGCGATCCGTTCGCCGGACCGATGACCAATTCACGAACGAAGTTGTTGGCATAGCGGGCGTCGATCTGAACCGTGAGTCCTTGATGCGCAACGATTTCACTGGCACCGCCCGGGAAAGTGCGTTCAACGACCAACTGTTTCGTCCGGCGTTGATCCGGCACGTTCACGAGGAACCCCGCGTTTGCGCCCGGACCAGACAGTCCGACGAAATTGATGGTGCATTCATAGATGCCGTTTTGGAATAGGATACCGCCGTCATCGCCTTGATCCGGGAAATAGACTCCGCTTTCATCTGGCACGGTGAACTCTGCGATCCACTCGAACGGGTCGAGGGCCGTACCGGCGTGGCCGTCAGATACCAGCAGCATCGAGAACGGCGTGAAGTCTACGCCACCGCCACCGGGAGTAGCATTCTCAAGAGCCGTGACGCGGTCGTCAAATCCGCCCGGGTCATAAAGCTCGCCGTCGAGATCAGCGATGTCACTTGCGTTCTGCGAGATACCACCAGTGTTGATCGCGGTCTGTGGATCGGCGCCACCGCCGCCGAGGGCTTCGATGGGCTCTACTATAGCATAGAATCGGGCATCGCGATTTTGGGTGAGGCTACGGACATGCAGGGTGTCTGTGATAACAGCAGACTTTACGGTCTTGCTCTGCAACGGGGCGACAAGACAGCCAGATTTAGAAGTCGCCGGAATGACGCCGCCATCAGGGCCAGCGCGAACGAGCAGAATATCATCGTTGTCAAGGTTCTGTACGGTGATTGGTGCCTGTAACAGCAGCCCAGTGTCGAGCCATTCCGTACCAGTTGCGTTACCTTCAAATTCCTGCGCCATGTCGTCGTCCTTGCAAAATGGGAGTTGAGTTCCACGTCTACATGGTTAACGGCACCAGCGTCAAGAGGTGAACGGCCCGGTCGGAACGTCAATAATGGCCGCGCTTGGGACATACCGGGCTCGTTTCGTGATCCGCACATCGTCAAGTTTACCGTCTACACCAGCCATGACCGCGCCGTCTCTCGCTCCGATAGCCAGATCCGCATTGGAGTCGAACAGAACGTCGGTGAACGCGGCGTCGGTGAATACCAAATTGCCGTCCACCCAGAAGTTCAGAGTGTTGCCGGAACGCTGCACGACAACGAACTGATAGTTCACGATGTCCGCAGGCAAGGCGAAGGTTGAGTCGTACTGTGTGAAGTTCGCGCCGGTTGTCGATGTGAAGAACGACAGGTCTCCCGGAGTGTTGATCCATACGCCCCATGACCGTTGACCGGCTGACGTATCCCAATGAGTGACCATCCAAGCAGCATTCTGCGCGGCGCTATTGCTCTTGAACCAGAACTCGATTGTGAAATCACCGCTACCGAAATTCCAATCGTCGCTATCCCCGTACCGAGCGGCAGAGATGGTGTTGGTGGACTCGAGCGCGTGTGTCCCGAACTTCGAGTCTGTGGTGAAGGTCACGCCGGTTGAACCGGAAAGCGGATGGGCTGACGGCGACAGATCAGCGAAGCTATTGTCGAACGCGGCTCGGAAGACTGACACCGGGGACGAAGCAAACCAGTGTTGGGTCTGTGCCGTAGACCAAGTCGCCCCGGAAATATCGAGGACGCTGGTCCAAGCAACGCCATCGTCCGACCACTCAAGATGGAAGTCTGTCGGGGCCTCGTCTTGAGACGCACCGCTGTTCGAAGACCGGATGTCAACGCAGTAGATCGCCTGATCGTTTGCTGCGCCGAAGTCCCATTGAATCCAAGAGCCGGGAACTGTGTTGACGACCGAAGACCAATCTGTGGAATCAACCCGGTCGAACGCATTGGCTGCAACATACGTCCCGCTGAACTCTGATGAAGCGCTTGCTGTGCCGCCATGAACTGTAGTGGCGTCGTTCAGCCCGACATCACGGAAGAAGACTTCGGAGATCGTCGAATACTCGTCCGCTCCACTCGTCGCAGCGTTGTCGTCGATCAGGACGCGCCAGTACCTGTGCGGTGTGATGACAACCACCAACGGCGGAACCATGATGTTTTGTCGAATGAATTGCAGCGACTCAAAGCCGTCTCTCTCAGCCAACACTTCGATATACGCGTCGGTCGTACCGGCGTAATCAACGTGCGGGATGTTGTGTGTCAACGCAGTCAAGCCGGTGTATTCAGTGATAAGCGCATCGTCAGATTGCTTACGCACCCGGACCGTGGCGGTCTGACCTGTTTCAGGAGTCACGTTGCCGTCAGCCCATGCTTTGATGATCGTATCTTCGTTGATCCGGTTCCGGTTCGCCCACGTCACCACGGTGTCGGTAGTGGACACTTGGACTACGTCGTCGAGCGACACTCCGTTGGTCTCCACGTTCGCAGGCCGAGACGGCTGGTACGGACGATCCGTACCGAGGTAGTTCGTGATCGGCGTCGATGCCAACGGCAAGAGCCCGCGAGTCGTCTTTGTACGAAGCTGGTATGGAACAGTCTCTCCGACTGAAATTTCTGCTGTGTCGAACGTGTTCAGCGCAGCGTTGATGAACCAGACCGGCGTAGACGCAGGCCACTCTTTCATCACGGTATCGAGGATGCCCCGACCGACAGTCCATTCGCCAGCACCAGAGTCGTAGCTGTTGAACAAGATCAATTCGTGATCGGCTTCGCCAGTTCCGATAAGCGCCATGAAGCCGAGGTCCGGCCCGTAGTCGCCTTGGAACTGTTGGAAATCCGTATTGGGGATTGTCGAGATGGCTTCCTTCGCAAGGATGTTCCCGAGAACAGCCCGCCCGGTCAGTTGGAACTCGCCTCGTGAGAAGATCGCAGTGTCGCCGTTCGGCAAAACTGATGGTGCATACAGGTCGAAAGACTCCGTGTCCGGCTGATCGGTCTGGCCGAGCAACATGGGGATGGTTTGCGGATACCGGGCGTCGTCGTCTTCCGGGGCCGGTGCCAGACCAGCCAGCGAAAGAATGCCGCGAGGGGCTGTCATGATTTCAATGAAGTCCAGAATCTCCGGGTCAGCGTCCGTGTCTTCCCAGAGAGATGACGGCGGCGTTACAAACTCAGCCTGCTCCAACGAGAAGATGTCCTCGGTCAGGTTCAGTCTGATCTTGGAGTCTTTCGGCTTACCGTAGTCGATGTCGTTGATCCGCATCACGATCTCCGCGATGTCGTCTTTTTCAGAAACGACTTTGACTACGCCACCCGGGAAGAGGTTGAACGAACGTCTGTCCACGGTGATTTCGGCGCTGGCCAATGGGGCGGACGCGGTACGCGCATCCCGGACAGCAAGTCGAATGGCAAGGTCCGAATTTCGGACGCCGTAATAGTTTCTTGTGTCGGATACGATGGCCCCGTTTTGAATCGAGATATTGGATAGGTCATGATATGTCACAGTCTCTTCTTGTTCGTTCGCCGGGTTGGTCCAAGACACAACGATCTCGTTGACTGTCTCACCCCAACTTTTTCGGGAGAACCTGTTCACTTTAGAGTTGGTGTCGTCGAGGATCGGGAGCGAAGCCAGCACGGCTTGGTAGTCATCACGATACAGCTTGAGGGTCATCTTCCCCGTGGACGGGTTTTGGTAGACGGTGCCCTGAATGTGATCGAGAATTTCTTGCACGAATGATTCGATGGTGGATGGTTTCACCCATTGCAACGACAGGCCGAAGCCTTCGCCGTGAAGTGCCTCAGCCGCCTCTTCGAAAGACGGAATGTCGATACTGGCGGAGCTATCGCCCATACCCCAGTCTGTGTTGGTCATGCACTCGTAAATGATGTGAGCCGGGTTCGCGTCGTCACCGAAGCTGGCAACGCCCTCTTCGTCCAACTGCGGGTTAGATATCGCAGCGAACGACGCATTGAGTCCCTTGGGCATGCGCGTGACGTTGACCCACGTCCCGGGAAGAAACGGGTTGTTGGTGGACCACTTGAATCCTCCCGCCGCACCGGAATTGCTGTTGATGTTTTGACTCGCCAAAACTGCGCCTGCGAAAGAGCCGAGCGCTATCCCGGCAGAAAGCGTTGCAGTCGGATCGGTGTAGGTGATTTCACCAACGCCGGAGCCCCTGAACATGATGTTAGCGATGCCTCGGTATCCGGGCATGGTGGCGCTGGTCAGGCCGACACGGGCGGCGATCTCTTCCGACATAACCTGATTGAGGTTCCCGGCGTAGTATTCCATGACACCACGCGGACCGCCTTCCTTCTTGTCGCCGCCGAATAGCTCGGGC